GGATACAGAGGATGTTTTATAGGGATGAACGATCAATACGACATAAAAGTTATGATCTCATACAAACATATTTCCAAAATAGAAGAGACTCTTGAAAAATTTATCGATAATCCCCATTATTTGGATTATTACTTATACGATATACAAGGAAAACAGTACTGCGATTTTTACTTTTCTATACCAGAACAGTACCGGGAAGATAAAGAACATGCGGAGTCAAACAATTACGAAAAATTTAGCCAAGAATTGAGAAATATAGCAATTTTGGAAAGAATCAGTATCAGTACGTGGAAGAAAATACAAAAATGATTTATCTTTTTTCTATATTCACGATCTCTGCGTTCTTCACGAATTCCTTTGCAGATATATCTGCGAAGACTCATGGACACTATACCTTATGAAATTTGGAACGAAATTCTTTCGTTATTACCTGTCAAAAGTTACGTAGCTTTTATTTCTACTTGTAAGTATGCTCATGGACGTGATGTAGATGAAGTATGGAATGCGCTATGTAATCGAGATTTTTATGACGATGGAAATAAATATATTTACTCACAAAATCATCTTAAGAAATGGACGGAAGATTTTGGCTACGGCGATGCCATTAATATATACACTTGCTTATTACGTACCCCATTCCAAAATTTTATAAAACGTCGCTCTGAATTGTTTGGAAAATTAAAAGAGAACCTGAGTATTTGGGCTAGAACTTACCATAGCCCTCGACGTAAAGATATTAATCGATTTGAAGAAGAGCTTACGGAGATTGGCACTTCTGACGTGATGAAGGATTGCGGTGTTGACAAAAAAACTGCTGAAATAGTATGCGAATTGACTGATGAATATTTCTCGGGGTTATCGGATCATATCGACAAAATAAGGGCTGAGATAGTGTATGAGAATATATTACGCTCAAATTTTGGAGCACTGCAGAGTTTTGTAAAAGATAGCACATTTGCGAAGGGTTTCGATCTAGCTCGTGAAAATAGGGTTGTAACGAAAGAGATGTTCAAAAAATTATGTGAAGAAGGTATTTTCGAATTAATGGTAGAATCCCGTTTCTACAGGGAAACGTGGTGGTGTATTATCGTTAAATTGATTAACGAAACTACAGATGAAGAATTTCGCAATCTATTGCACGAGTATATGAAAAAATATATAGATAATATCACAGCTTATTTAAAAGGAAAATATTCAGGAATATATACAGGTAAATGCCTCGACAATAATGATTTAATTATATTAAAATTTCTTATCACGCATATTGATAGTGAACGCAAATAAAAAATGATTTATCTTTTTTACATATTTGCAGATATATCTGCAGTATCCTTGCACCAGTACAAGGAAAAATGAACAGCCTTCCTATCGAAATTAGCGTACTTATTTTCGTGAAGTTACCGATCCGAGATTTAATCTCATTTTTCTCATCGAATAAATCCAATTACATCAGAATGTATGACATCTGAAAATTTATCGTTTATTTTAAGTCTTCCAGTGAATATCTTCAGAAAATATAGGGAAATAAATAACGGCGTATTATGTGATACAATATACGGGATATTCAGGGGTCGATCCGATGAAAACAAAAAAATATTATGGGAATATTTGATTGCGAAAGATAGATGGCTGCTCTATCAAACATATTGTGGGGAATCATGGGGCGACTTAGGGTATCATAATTATTATGTAAAAAACATACATGAATATATAGAAACCAGTAGTTACGAAAAATTTATAGAGATAGTGGCGATCGCATATGATTTGGAACATCATTGAAAATTGAATATATTCTTTGCAAATATATTCATGGATTTTTCCGTAGATACATCCTTTTCGCAAATATATTTGCGAAGAAACATGCATTCCATTCCACATGAAATCAGGAGAATTATAGCATTTGATCTGCCTATTGGTGATTATGTTAATTTCGCGTCTACTTGTAAGGAATACCACGAAGAGTTGAATAATTATTGGCCAGAACTATGTTGGGCGGATTTTTCTATACATGGTGATAAAAAACAATACGCGAACCGGTATTGGAAAACGAAATACAATATTGCTGTCGAAACTATCAAAAATATTCATAATTCCATGGACAAATATTATAATTACCAAAAAATATTAGATATTCTGAAGGAGATAGAAGAATATTTGCGAATATTTGCAAAAATAGGGCGTGCTACTGTAATAGAGCTATTCGAAATGAATGAGACGATAGAACATATTCAAAATGAATGGGCTGTTCTCTACGAGAACACGATCTCCAACAGCAGAACAGCATGCACTAAAATTATTGGGGATTTTGTAAAAGAGCACTGTGTCAAAAAAGTGGAATTCGCCCTACCAAGGAGAACTTCTATCAAAAAGACATTTTTGATAGAAAAAGTTGTCAGTGAGTTTATGGTATCGAAAGAAATAACAGAAGATCAATTATTGTTCTTGCTAAAGATAAATATATTTCGGACAATAGAAAACTTGGGTGGCATTTGGGAAAATGTCATAAAAAAGATTTTCCAGTCTTCGGACGAGTCTCTTAAAAAAGTGTTATGGAGTTATTTGATCGAGGAAGATAAAAATATGTTATACGAAGCATACTATTCGAAACTAACAGTTAGTGTAAGAAAGCATTTTTATAAACATAATCTATGTAAATGTATAGAACTTTGCGATTATGATGGATTCATTCGCATAACATCTTCTCGACCGCAACAAAATTGATTATATTTTTTTGCATTATTCTTTTACACGTAAAAGAATACCGTGTTCTTTATGAATTTTTCCGTAGATGCATCCTTTTCGCAAATATATTTGCGAAGAAACATGCATTCCATTCCACATGAAATTAGAAAAATAATAGCGCTCGAACTACCAATTCGTGATTATCTTAACTTTGCGGCTACTTGTCGGCAATATTACGAAGAAAATAACCATTGGTCAGAATTATGTGAAAGAGATGATATGATGGATAAAACTGATAAGCAAGGTTACATTGCTGAATATTTATCTATGCAACACCTTGAAGCCATGGTACTTATTGAGATGGAAGTCGAGGAAATATTAGCGGTAATTTCTACAAAAAAAACTACAGATAACGATCCAGATATCATTTATCATATGAATATAGTTCTCGAGTGTGTGCATAAATTTATAAATCCGAGCCGCGCCACTATTATAGAATTATGTAAAATATGCCAATCGGTAGAAGATATATTCGTATCAGAAGGAAAGGTAATTGACTCAAATCCTGAATTGAGTGGTATATTAAGAAATATCATATGCGAATATAAGAGAAGATGCCTTATAATATTTGCAAAATTCATAAGATTATGTTGTCTGGAAAAAGTAAAGTGCAAACTACCTGATGTTGAACCATGTTCATTTGGCGGATTATTGTATAGGGCTGTCAAAATGATGTTACTTTCAGACACAATAACTGACGATCAATTATTATTTCTCTTAGATATGGACCTATTCCAAAATATTGAAAAATATGATTATGGATGGGCAAGCACGATTCAATTAATTTTTATCCGTTCTGAAGAACATACTAAAAAAACATTATGGAATTATTTGATAACAAAAAACAAGAATATGCTCTATGGAACATATTTTTCTAGTGAGTGGAAGAAAAAACACTTCCGTTATATACACAAATATATAGAGACTAATGACTATGAGGGCTTTATACAAGTAATACTGTCAGATCCAGAATTACGAAATATCACATTACCTCAATTATTACGCGAGGAAATATTGAACGTGTTTTGAAAATTGATATAATATTTTTTGCATTATTCTTTTCGCACACTCTTTGTAAATCTCCGTGTTCTTCGTAAACTTTTCGCAGATATATTTGCGAATCCTCCGCAAACGCGTTTGCGGAAAAAATGCATTCCATCCCACACGAAATCAGGAAAATAATAGCGCTAAAATTACCTATTGTTGATTATCTTAACTTTGCGGCTACTTGTAAGGAATATAACAAAGAAAAATACTGGGTAGAATTGTATCAGAGAGATTTTGGCTCACATACGATAGAAATAACCGAAAAAACTTACATCGATCAATATTTATCAGACAAATATGAAGAAACTCTCAAAGAGACATATATTATTTCCAACTATATATTAGAAAATATTGATCCAATAGACTCAATTTCGACAGAGTATTATATAGAGAAAATTATAATGCGCATAAGAAGAATTGCAAAAACGCGCTACTATACAATTTTACAACTATGCGATATATGCCGGCAAGTGGACAGAATTTTCATAAATAGCAAAATAAACTATGGCCCATTCTATGCAAAATTAGGAGATATTATGAAAAAATATAGGAAAAAATATACTCAAGTAATCGCTAAATTTATTCAACGCCATTATATAGAAAAAGTCGAATTTTCATTCCCCAATAAACCAAACAGCAAATACAATAAAATGATAAAATGCGGTGTTTGCGCGTTGATGATTTCGGAGGAAATAACCGCAGAACAATTGCAGTCTCTCCTGAACGCGAGAGTTTTTCATATATTTGGCAATTCTAACAACGACTGGGGATTTGTTGTCAAATCAATATTTAAATATTCTGAATGGCATCTGAAAGGGGTATTATGGGAATATTTAGTTACACAAGATAAAAACATACTTTACGAAGTTTATTACCGCAAAAATACTATCGAGGAAAGAAAGCACTATTATGATCATAATTTATATAAATATTTGGAATCTAATGATTATAAAAATTTTATCAATATTGTATTATCTTCACCAACTCCCAAATGCTTGGAATTTTAGCAAATTTGATTATTCTTTTTTGCGTTATTCACGGTCTCCTTGTACTAGTACAAGGAAAAAAATGGACTCTGTACCCCAAGAAATATTAGTTTCTATCGTTCTGTATATGCCAGTGAAAGATATAGTGAGCTTTGGAAGGACGTGCTCCAAATACAAAGAATCTTTGAGTGATGGACATCTCTGGGGTTTATTATTGATAAGAGATGGATTTCGAAAATCGGCCAATATACCAAATAGAGCGCAATATATAAATGAATACATGATCCATTTGATAAAAGAACCAAAAGCGGTAATTATTCCACGTATATACAATATTTTGACATCTTCCCCGGCGATAACTTTGTTGTCAGATTTAAAAAAAATACATGCAAGATTAGTAATAAAAATATCTAATTGGGCAGGTTCAGAACATTCGCAAGCAACTCCTCAAGACATAAGAAATTTTTGCATAATTTATAAATCTGTACTAACCATAAAATTTCCTCCCGGAACGGAACCGTTTGCAGAAATCGTAAGAAAAGCCTTAATCGAATGTGAACACTATATAATTACAGAATTATCTCACGATATATTGTATTTACTAATTGAAGCAATTACAAATAAGATGCATTATTCCATAAGCAAATACAAGGACGGGATTATTCCAATTGATACAGAACAGGATATTATTCGATTCGACACGGTCCTCGAACCAAAAATCCTATCAATCGAAATATTAAAACTTTTATTTGTTGAACCGGGTATCGATTACTATTTCAGTAAAATAGATGCTGATGTGTTTAGATGGATTACCAAAATACTAGTCTACAACTATAAAAAACAACAAAAGGAAAACATAGATATAATATGGAAGTATATACGTGATAATAAAAAGTCATTACAAAAGGTGATATTCCCGAAAAATCGTGTAAAATATATAATGGGGCTTATTTTACAGGATAATGTGGATGATTTCTATCATATGTTCATGTATTGGTAGTCTTTTCTTCGTGAATGCATTCACGAAGACTATAAAAAATTGATCAATATTTTTTGCATTATTCTTCACGAACTCCTTGTACTAGTACAAGGAAAAAATGGATACATTACCTCACGAAATTCTTCTGCAGATTTTCTATTTTCTTGATGTGTTAGAAATAGTAGCGTGTATTTCTACATGTTTTTACCTCAATACTCTCGATGTAAATGATATTTGGAGGTATTTATGCCTCAGAGACTTTAAAATGATAGGAAATAAAGAGACATACAGTAGAGAATATCGCGATAAATGGAACAAAAATATTGGAAAGAAAGAGTTTTCGGAAGCCCTAGCAGCTATTCGCGATAACAGAGTATGCGATATGCATTTCGTAATGGATAAAGTACTTAATAAAATATGGAAATTTATCTGTTCCAATCCAACGCGGTCAGATTTACACGAAGTGTATATTACTGTGAGTACCTATTCACGTCCTCGCAGTAAAAATGCTAAAAATAAAAAATATGCGGGTAATCGCGATTATAAAGAGAGATATAAAGGAATATTGTTTATCATAAATGCTGTTATGGAAAAAACTAGAAATTAAAAAATAAGATTTATTTTTTTGGTTCGCTCTACATAGCGAAAGCCTGAAAGTATGATTTTTTACGTCGAATACCTCAAAACGGCCAATTTTTTCCCATTAAGACAGCCTTCCCGAGTCTTAGTAAAAACTCAGTATAACTGTCGCCTCTCACGAGCGGGGCGGACTATACCTTAAGCATCTCTGTAAATATTTACAGAAACACCGATCCCTTATAGTCTCTGAACGTTTGTTTCGCTGCGGATTGTCCTCTATTTATACCGTTTTTACCATGCTCTCGATCTTTCTCCGAGAGGTCTTATTTACAGAGTAAATAAAGTGGTAGATATAAATTTCAGGAGTTTCCCGCAATTTGAGAATCTCGCTATTTTCGCCATCTATGATTACAGATAACGAAAACAACTAGGAGGTTTCACGCTTTTCACGCCTCCTGTTGGCTCCACCGTTGTTTAGAGCCGTCGCTGATAAGCAAGAAGTTGATTGCGATAGCCACAATCGAAAGATCAGCTTGAGAAATAGTAGATCCCACATTAGGAGATACATAGTTGAAGTAGAATTCACGAGCACGTGAAATATTGACATGACCAGAGGGCTGGTAGCTTCCGGCATACAAGTTGAATGTAATCATGTACGCGCCTATATCAGCAGGTGTCTGGATGTGGTGTCCTCCATAAGTGTATGGAACATATTGATTGAAGAAGGGAGCGGGAATTTGGTTGTACAAAGGAACACCATGAGCTTCGATGGTGATAACACTCAAAGTAGGAACATACTTGTTATAAGTAGCCTGGCAGAAAGGAGAAGGCAAAGCATTATCGATTTCAACTGCGGTGGGAGTGGAAGCATTAGCAAAGGTACCGATAAGAGGAGGGTATGCATGAGATTGAAGCACAACATTCAATTGATTAACTGTCAAAACGGTACCACCGAGAACTCCGAGAGATGCAGCGAAGTCCAATCCCAAACCTGTGAAACTGACAAAGTTGGCAGTGTAGTTATCAGCGGTGATATTGTTAGCGGGTAGAGCTGCTGAGAAACTGTAACCATTAGTCAAACTACATCTATTAACTGTTACTGGATCAACCGCTGAATAGATGTTCCAAGAATCTAGAAGAGCTGGGCTAGTTACATCAATGTTTCCAATTGGCCTAAATCCGCAATAGATAGTTTCAATAGGCCACTTAAGTTGGTTAAGCAAGAGCTGATCTTGAGCCTTGTTATCACGGATGACTTGTTTGCGGTGCACACGGATGAGAGAGAAACCGATTCTCTTAATGAAAATATCATGGATTTCGGGGTTTACGAAAATGTTGTTAATGTAAAGGTCCGCAGTAAGTACATCAGGTACTGGGGGAGGGAAGTTTCCGGGGCTGTCGGCAGCGGGGTTGTACGCATGCTGGTGTTGGAGGATTTGGTTAGCTTGTGCCAATTGAACGTTAATGAAACGTTGTCCATATGGAATGGAGACGGATGGGACCGCTAGGCGAGGCGTTATCTTAACCTTTATTCTCTACTTAGCAATAGAGGATAAATCTATGGTACTAGCATAGACCATCTTTCGATGTGGACGAGACTATATCTTAAGATTTTCGTGGATATTCACGAAGACCCCACTAACATTTAGTCGTTGAACAGCATTATTAAAAATTACATATCGACAAGAGTTTCAAAGTATTCTAAGCAAGCTATTTTAGCTTCTTCTTTTGTTCCGTAATATTTCACAGTGAATATTTTCTTTTTACATAGGGGATGTTTATTAATAGCGTAACCTAAACGTTTTGGATCTTTAATCCAAACTATATATTTCGGAAGTCCTACGACTTCAGGATGTTTTCGAAAATTATCAATATTGTTTGTTATGCCAACTTTAGTTCTTTCGGATATAATTTGTTTAGTTTCCTCTGAATGATCAGAACGATCACCTCCGGATTTCATATTATACCCTTTCTTGACAGAATCATACAAATCGATATATTCCATTTCCCATCCATCCAAGTCTTCGGTATCAATGTCATCTTCTAAAATTTCGATAGAAAATTTATCAATTCCGTACTTCTTTACCGCGTTATATAATTTGGAGCAAGTGCCTTTTTTTGTTTCGATATCCTTCGGCATATCTTTTAGCAGCACTCTTATGTTTATTCCAACGTTTATTTAGCTCATTTTTAGTTTGGCCTATGTATATTTTACCATTTTCGGAACAAGTTATTTGATATATAATTCCCATATTGTGGTAATAAGGGTAGAATACTCATTCTTTTTCTTGATTTTATATAATAATTTTCAATAACTTGGTTGCGGATTGTCCAATCTTCAAGGTTTTTACTTCTATTATCCTACATATAATATCCCCATAAGTTTCCCTATAAGGCTTCGCTATAAGCAGCGAAAAGTACTTGAAGTTTAAGGAAGTTCCCGCAATTTGTCAGTGTCGCACTCTCTTCATTCGATCAAATGAAGAGAAATACTAGCCTATACTTTTATATAGACTAAGACCATTCAGCCTTTTTTTGGGTTGTTACACCAAGGAAAAGGCCTAAAAATCTTTGTTGCACCAAAAGAGAAGAGGAATCCAGAGATCAAGGGCGGGTTGGGTAACCTTGGAAGTCTGAGGACCATCCCAGAAGGTAACACCCTCGCGAACGAGAGCGCCGCGGAAGTTGTGGCTTCCGGAAAGAGAAGAGCTTGTTACATCACAATAACCTTCGTTGGGCAATTCCTGGCCGACGTTCCTGTTCCAACCAATGGTCTTCTCGGGTGTAATAAAACGATACTACCTGTCTTTGTTTTTACCAAAGGTAAAGACGAAAACATCCATATTACTAGTATGGACCATCTTTCGATGTGGTCTAGACTATATCTTAAGATATTCGTGGATATACCACGAAGACCCCACTAACATTTAGTCGTTGAGCTGCACGCTCTCCACAAATATATTTGTGGAAAACGCTTGGTTGCGGATTGCCCAATTTCCTGAGATTGTTACGCTCCTTTTTGTTAGTAAACTAACAAAGAGAAAATCACAAGTTTCCCTGCGAATATTTCGTACTCAGGAACTATTGCTACATGATAGCAATTCCTTATATTGACACATAAACGCTTTGACTTTTATCTTCTGCCTTATATGTCATTACGGATAAGGGGTTTCCCGCAATTTGTCAGTGTCGCGCTTTCTTTATTCAATCGAACAAAGAGAAACACTAGCCTATACTTTTATATAGACTAAGTCAATTATTTAACTTTTGATGGAAGTTCATTACTTCGGAATCATATTCATCCAGAGGGTTTCCGTTAACTTGGAATTGCACGTTTTGTACTAGTGCTTGACCAACATAATTTACATAAGCTAAAAGCTCCTGACCTACGGCCGGGTTGGTAAGAGGTGTTGTCCAGTAAGCTGCGTTAAGAGCGGTTACGCTGCTCAACACAATGTGCAACACCATGTCATGAAAGAAATCGCCGAATTGGGGTCGAAACTACCTTTTCCCTACATGTAGAGAAAATCTTTATTTCTTGTAAAGACGTATTTTCATACGGGACTAGACTATATCTTAGGGTTTCCCCCACCTCCATTTAGTCGTTGAGCTGCAGCTCTCTTCGTAGACTGGTCCACGAAGAGAACCTTGGTTGCGGATTGTCCAATATTTGAGATTGTTACGCTTCTTTTTGTTAGTGAACTAACAAAGAGAAAATCACAAGCTTTCCCTGTAATTATTTCGTACTCAAATCTTAAGGAGTTTCCCGCAATTTGAAGGTGTATAGCATATGCTTTTACATATACTAGCACGTATCCATGCTGAATTGAACAGTACTACCGAGACGGGCTGTGCCGGATTGTACAGATGTCTTATTATATTCGTAACCACGCTTGTATCTTCTACCATTTTTCTTTAAAAAATCAATAGAAACCTATACATTTTAACTTATAGGTCTACTTTTCAGTAGGAGCTAGACTATATCTTAAGATTTTCATGGATATATCCACGAAGACCCCACTATCATTTAGTCGTTGAGCATTTATTAACACTAATTTTAGGAATTTATTATCAAATCATCCAAGAATTCTTTAGCTCTTTTGAGATTTTCTTCGTTACTATACTCTTTTTGGTCAAAATTTTTAATATATTTTGTTTCATCGGAAAGTGTATGATATATTCTATATCCTCTGCCATATTTTTGTATTCCTTTCGGGAGATTGGATATCTTTTTTTCTACTTTGATTCCATTTTCTTCCAAATCACAAAGGAATGACATAGCATCTAACAATTTTTCATTCATGTCTTTTTTCTTGCTGCAAAAGTACTTCGATTCACAAAGCGGATGTTTAGATATTTTATACCCTTCATATCTTGAATTTTTGAAATGTATCATATATTTAGGCAAATCTAGAGATTCTATTTTTTTACGATATGGTTTTGAGTCCCTTTTTTTAGCAGATTCACTCATACGCTTTCTCGTTTTTTCAGACATGGTCTTATTTGAATTACCACCATTCATCAAATTATAACCGTTTGGTGATAGTGTGTTATGTAATTCTATAGCCTTGCGTTCATAGTAATCTAATTCTGTTTCATTACATATCAACAATACTTCTGAACTAACGGAATCCTCTCCATATTTCCTAATAGCGGCGTTTAGTGCTATACATCCACTCTTAGTATCGCGTCTTGCTTTACTGAAATGTTTTGTTAGTCTCTGATGAAATTCTTGTGTAGTTTGACCTATATATTCCTTACCACTGGGTAGAGATAATTTGTATATAATTCCTTGTTTCATTAGTGTTAATTTTAGTTGCGGATTGTCCAATTTCTCGACGTTTTTACTATACCCTCATTTCTTTGATTCATTTTTTTAAAATCAAGAGATGATTTTACCAAGTTTCCCTGGGGACTCTTCCATTTCGCAAAATGGAAGAAAGTAGTCGAAAACTTAAGGAGATTCCCGCAATTTGACAGTGTTGCAGTATACTTTTCGTAGTCTAGGATACTAGCATTATTTTTCAATACTAAACTACTAATTGTATTACTACTAGCACGCTGTTTTCAGCGTACTGCTACTTGTCGTTACCGCGATTCGGTAACATTTTATAGCTGCAAAAGGCTTGAAGTGCGCATTCATGAATCTTTAATACCATCTATTACATCCACAAGGTAAATGTAAACTGACTCTTCACTTCTACATGAAGACATGCTTTCGCATGGGAATAGACTATATCTTACGATTTTCACAACATATTGCGAATATCGCACCACCGTTTAGTCGTTGAGCTGCATCTTCTTCATAAAAATTTATGAAGAAAACTTGGTTGCTGATTGTCCAATGTCTTGAGATTGTTACGCATCCATCTATCTTTTTACAAGTAAAAGGATAGAAGAGGAACTTCGTACTCAAAACCTTGAGGAGTTTCCAGCAATTTGATGATGAATCCCTAATGTCAAGGATATGCGTTCTTTCAATATCTACCAGAGTAGGAGTAGGCTCTTGTATCTATCCATATTATTTGTAAATAATACAGATATCTTGCGAACTACCGCAAAAGTACCTTTCAGTACGAGATAGACTATATCTTAAGCCTTTCACATAATATGTGAAAAGCCCATCACCATTTAGTCGTTGAGCTGCACGCTCTCCACAAATATATTTGTGGAAAACGCTTGGTTGCTGATTGTCCAATTTTCAAAGATTGTTACGCATCCATCTATCTTTTTACAAGTAAAAGGATAGAAGAGGAATTTCGTACTCTGAAACTTAAGGAGTTTCCAGCAATTTGATGATGTCGCATTCTCTCATTTGATATCAAATGAGAAGAACACTAGCACTTCTATTAATCTATCAAATTAATAGAAACACTAGGACCTAATTGATCCTTAATTTGGGGATTCCTAGCTCTCATGCGCTCGATTTCTAACAAGCGCTTATTAAGCAAAGCCGTTGCCATAAGCATACGATCTTGTTTACCCGTTAATACCAGTATTTCTACTTCCTAACCACTAAATTAGGAACACTTTTCAGTGTGGACTAGACTATATCTTAAGATGCTTCGTTTTCGCGTAAACGAAAACACCCCACCACCGTTTAGTCGTTGAGCTGCAGCTTTTTCATATCTTCATCTATAAATGAAGACGTGAAGAAACCTTGGTTGCGGATTGTCCAACTTTTCAAGGATTGTTACTTTTTTTCTTATAGATAAGAAAAAGAGTACCTTGATTTTTAAGGAGTTTCCCGCAATTTGATGGTGTTGCATTTTTTCATATCTTCATCTGTAGATAAAAACACAAATAAAACACTAGCATTCCCCCTGTTTAGTAGGAACACTACGACTATTAATTCAATCGTTGGTAATCAACTGGAAAATTCCACCAGTGGCCATTTTAAATTTTGTTTATAATTGCTAGTATACTATGGCAGCTATCAAAAAACAAAAATAAAAATAATTATTACAAAAATAAAATACTTGATATCAAAAAAGGATATAAATATACGTATAAAAAAATGTAAATTAAAATTATTTAAAATAAAAAAGAATACACAAAATATTAGCATGTCAAAAAAATTGACGACCGAAAAGTTTATTGATGTGGCTAAAAAAATACACAGCAGCAAACGTTATGATTATTCTAACACTGTGTATTTAGGAGGAAACAAATCCATAAACATCATTTGTCCTAAACATGGAGAAGTAACATTACTGAATGCCCAATGTCATATATATTCATGTGGTAAAAGAGACCCAATCGGATGCCCAAAGTGCGGTGTTGAAAAAAGAAACATGAATTTAGTGAGTAGAAATAAAAATCGTATCCTCACAAAAAGAGAATTTGTAGAAAAAGCAATCAAAATACACGGAAATGTATACAATTACGAAGTATCGGACTATCTCGACACGCAAAATACTGTGGATATATTTTGTAATAAGTGTCAAAAAAATTTATATTACGTGCTGGTAGTCATATTTATGGAAAACATCCTGCAGGATGTTCAATTTGTAAAGAATCTCATGGAGAACGTTATATACGTAGTTTATTGACAGAATTAAATGTAGATTTTATATCCCAAAAAAATATTAAAGGAACTCTGCTAAAATGGGATTTTTATATTCCAAAATCAAAAATATACATAGAGTTTCACGGTAGACAACATTTTGAAGTAGTTGATCATTTCGGCGGCAAAGAAGGTTTTTTCGTAGGAGTTAAAAGAGATTTAATTAAAATGAGGTGGATACTAAATAACAAAAAAATATTATTATCGTTTATGAATGTGAATACAATACATCCCTATCATTATTATTTTATATGTAATTTCCCAAAAAATCAAAGTTTTCTTTATTATGAAACCAGGAAGATGATGTACGAACATTGTGTATCCATACAAAAATATCAGACCACTTCCGGATTTCCAGTAGAGGAATTCAAATACGTCTGCGACGAAGTTAAATCATACATAGAGTCTTATAAACTATTCGATGTATCGTTTCTTTCCAAAAATGCAGAAGAAATAGAAATGGAAGAAATAGAAACGGATGAAATTGATATATTTTACTAAGGTTTTTCCCTTCTTATTTTTTCTCGCGAATATATTAAAAAGGAAAAATTGAACATGTGTTATAAATCGTTAGAAATGGAAACTCCTCAACTTTCTGTTTACGTGATAAAATGCACAGATAATAAGTATTATGTCGGCAGTACTAATAAAAAATAGTGAAAGAATATTAGAACACTTCGCTAAAAACGGAGCAGGGTGGAATAAATTATATTAGCGAGGGATTTGGATTGGTACATTCTCTTTGTAGATGTATCTACGAAGAACATGAATAATTCGTGAAAATTGAATGCATTTTTCGCAAGTATTTATGGATATATCCATAAAAACAATGGAAGAATTAGTTAGTACCTATCAAAGTATAAAAAATATTCCCGAGGTAGTCGAACTAGTTAAAATCCTAGAAAAATATGCATTCGATAATGATTACGAAGCAGGATATTATTTAGGATTTTCGGAAGGTTGTAATTCCGTCATAAAGTACTGTTCAATAGGTAAATCTATGAAGACAGAATTTGCGATATTGTCAGGTATTTGTTCAGAAAAATATTTACAATACGAAAATACGACATCTAGTATATCAACGTACAGCGCTCCTGAAACACAAACCGAATGGAAGTTTTATTACACTACCAATATTATAGATACAACTACTATGGATGACATCAAAAAAAGATCAAAGGATCATCTTGTGTCTCTAGTAACTCCATTCCTCGCCGGAATTGATAACGGTATTACTAATAAAACAATACCAAAGGATCGAAGTCTCCAATTTTATTATGGATTGTACAAGGCGTATACTCGCGCGGAACCATATTGTACAAAAGAAGTGGATAAAACTATGGTTGGATTAACAATAGGAAATATATGCTGCAAGATCCAAGAAAAGTGTTAGAATATTCTGAAGAAACCTTCCTCATCTAAAAATCGGGCGCAATCTTTCACTCTTATTTTTTCTTCAATGTTTCTTCGAGCTATTTCCTTTTTAATGTTTTGTTTATTAACACAAATAAATGTTATTCTAGAAAGACCATCATCTTCTGGAAAATCTTCAGCCAATACGTATATCATATCTTCAACTTTACTTTCAAGGGTAATTTTTATGATACTACAACTGGCATTACCTTCTTCATATTTTTTGATACATTCGAGAGATTTCATTATACAACAACCATTGTACAAATAAACATCCCTTTCTTCATATTTTGATATTAATTTCTGTATACATTTTTTTTTGCAAATACATTTGCAAAAAACATAGGTATTTCGCGGTAATATCGGCAAGGGGCTTAGGTTGGTGCGTTTTTTCCGTGAATACATTCTCTTCGTAGATGTATCTACGAAAAATAAACAAAAAAATAATAATCAATTTTCATGAATATACTGGCCCTACGATCGCATAGAAATTTTGCTTGGAAATTTCGTGATGTATTTCTGGATTATAACAAAATCCTATGTTTTCCAGCCATTTTATTATATGAGTGTATTTTTTCTCAATAGCGATCAAATATATATTAGGCAGCAATAATTTATGACACTTATGGTGTGTGTATAGATATTCTAGAATATGTAAATGTCCGCCAAATGTTGCATATACACATGAAAATGAATCAAAACCAACGCCATAATTTGCTAACTCTATACATATATCAAGACAACCTTGACGAATAGCAAAATTCATATTATCAATATTATATACCATACCTTTATGTATCATCCATTTTACTACTTCAGGATTTTTTGACATAATAGACCCTCTTTTCGCAGATCGATGGATGTAATACATACGGCTACATAACCAATTCAGCATATTTATATGACCGTTCTTAGCAACATAATAGAATACACGCTCAGTTGGATGCAATCCTTTTGCTATTGCCCATTCTAATACATTAAAATTGTTCCATCCCGCTGCATAATCACAAACTTCCGCACCAATAGCGCATCCCTGTTCTTTAACTTTTTTCAGCATTTGCAGATCTCCTCGCATTGCCAGATATTTAACTACGTTCACATCCCAAGGGCATCCATTTGCACGAAGCCATTCTAAAACATTGAAGTATTTACGTCCAACGGCATCGCCGCATAAGTTTTTATAATTTTCCACAATATTTGTGGAAAGAACATCATTCCATTCATGACATACGAATTTGCAAACAATACGCATACAAGGTTCTGTTATAAACCTAAGTATGTAATCTGTAATTTCAACAGGAATGGAGTCCATTTTTTCCGTGAATATATTCACGGAGAGTTTCAATTTTTCTATAAAAAAGTAAAACTCTCTAATTAGCAAACGGATTGCGATATTTCTTTATCCTATCCATTAGTTCCTTTCTGCTGATTGGAAAGTGTACTTCCGGATTATAATAAAAATTCCTTTTCTCTAGCAGCCATTCTCGCACAACTTCGTCTCCCTCCAAATACATATTCGGTAGTATAGAATCTGGTATAAAGCTTATATTATTCAAATAATCCAAAATATCCAAATTACCACCTTTGACAGCCTTGGTGCAAACAAACGGATCCATACTACTTGCATTAACTAATTCCTTGAACATTTTGTAATCTCCGCGCTCTGCGGCTATGTCAACTAATTGGTAAGTAAATGGTACTCTTTTATTTTTAAACCATCGTAACACTTCTAAGTTTCCAGATCGTACGGCACCTCCTGCAGCCGGTGGAAATAGTAGAATTTTATGCTCGTACAACCAATCTAAAGCTGCGATATTGCTATTTTCAGCAGCTATACTGTATGCTTGCCAGCCAAATATACCGCCGTTTTCTTTAATCCACTCCAGAACTTCTATATTAGGTTGTCCAGCGGCATAATTAATAGCGTATGAACTCCAAGGACATCCCTTTCTTCTCAATAACTTCAACGTTTCCAAATCGCCTTGTTCAGCAGGATACCGAAATACATCTTCATCCAAAGGGCATCCATTAGCACGAAGCCACTCTAAAATATCAAAATACTTGTGCTTAACAGCATCTCCACATAAATTCTTGTATTTTTCTCTATGTTCTTCACGATATTCGTGAAAAGTACGAAGAACATCATTCCATTGATGGCAGACAAATCTACAAACCATGCGCATACAAGGTTCAGTTACGAATTCAAACATGTAATCAACAATTTCAATAGGAAGGGAATCCATTTTTTCCGTGAATATATTCACGGAGATTTGCGAAAAAGATGTATCTACGAAAACCACGGAGATTTGCGAAAAGGATGTATCCATTTTTCTTCGTAAACTTGTTTACGAAAAATTCGTGAAGTACACGGAGAGAATACAAACAGGAGAAATATTCATTTTTTTACATTCCCATAAAAAAATACTTCAACTAGAAAAGATACATTCATTTTGGTATATAAAATCCACTCTCATCCAAATAGTAAGCGTAACGCTCGATATCATCGTATCTAATATCTCTTCTCTTCAGTTCATCTTCGAATATTTCCCGCCTTACACTAATAAAAGTTATTTCATCACGCTCCTCTTCTAAAATATATATTTTATCCTGAACAATATCGTCCAATATAACTTTTATAGCGCTGTATGTATCTTCAGCATCGGTCTCAAGTTTGTATATGGATTCGAGTGAATCAACTACACCCCCGCTATATAAATATACTGTTTTAGACTCCATCTTCTTCTCATGTTGAGCAGTTATCAATGCGATGCAATCTTTCGGCAGGTTATCATATAAATATTTCGCGGTAATTTCAGCAAGAGATTTTGGTTGGTGTGTCTTCACGGAGTTCATGAATGTATCCATGAAAATTGTAAATGTATTTACGAATATCCTTGTACTTTTTCACGAATTCTTTGCAATTTTCACGAATATATTCGTGAAGGATATGAAAAAACAAACTTCAGTTTTTAAATCAAACTAATTTTTTCCATTGAAGGATATGGCAACGCAATAATAAATATGGCAAATAGAATCATTATTATCACACTCGCTCCTAAAATAATCAACCAAAGTGCCGATGACACAGAGCTCGATTCACTAGAATTTATAGTTCTTTCAGGAATCATCCACCAAGGTAATTCAGAAGTTTTTGTTGAATTGATTGCGATATATCCATTGGCAATAATTTCGACATTTCCAGCAAAAGGGTTGGACGAAAACACAACATAATAGCAACCTTCTATAGTGTACAACATTTGATTCGAGTTAATCGTCATAACGAAATTATTCCAATCGTACTTACATCCACAAGCTACCCAATAGTTTGTGTAATTATTTCTGAGGGATATTTCGGATTTGCGCCAAGAACCATTATTGAACAAATGATTCATAGGCACGATATTATTCATTTCACATGAATCATCACCTAAGTCGGCGTAAGGAGCTAAATGTCCTCTATCAATGTCATATTTTTCTTGCATTCCATTATAACTATACCAAGTGTAATTAGATCCATTTATCCATTTATTCCAACAACCTCCGTTATGTATATGACCTGACGGTTGATAAACCGCATAATTAGCCTGACCTAATGTGAAATTGTAATCTAATTTGTACGCGCCATAATCTAATGTATGATTCACTCTAAGATGATATGCCGAAGTGCTCCATACACATAATACAATAATTGCGAGAAGTCTCATTCTCTTCATGGATATATCCATGAAAAACATAGTATTTACGAATTTCCTTGTACTTTTTCACGAATATATTCGTGAAGAATATGAAAAAAACAAACTTCAGTTTTCTAAAATAATGGATATATTTGGTTGTAAGCACATATAGATTTGTTTTTTATGACTACTGCACATACAGCATAATAATTTTGAGATTGTATTTTATCAATTTCCAATTTCAAAAGTCCCTTATCAGGCAGAGGATCAGGATAATAACCCTCTTCTTCGTATCCATCAGTCATGCCTGTTGCAACGAATGGCAGTGATCCATTCGCCTCTGAAAATAAATGATTCAATATTTTTTTAGCTTTTTTGGCTCTCTTGACAGATTTGATGTATATTTGTTCATACTTGTCGTATTGTTCAAATAACAAAACATATATATTGTATATATATTTAGTGTTCTTATTTTCGTAACATTTGATTCTGTAGGTTCCGTGCAAATCAATGTGAGATAAGTATTTTTTTGTTTTCTTTTTATTACTCGAAATTTTTATTTTTCTCCCAGTGCGATAATCACTGCTCACAAGAACGTATATTCTTCTGGTACCACTATTCTTTTTATACACAATACTACAGATTTGTTCATCACTCGTGGCATTATTGACGGAATCTATCAACTCGTATGGAATACTTACTTTTTCCTCATAAATTGTAACATAATACATATTTATCGTTTCCACACTACCATCTTCAACAATTACTGGTCGACTTTCACACGTTACTCTTTTGTCCATGATATCCTTGTACTTTTTCACGAATATCCTTGTACTTTTTCACGAATTCTTTGCAACTACAATTGCAAAAAGTACAAGGAGAATACAAAAAAACGAGTTTCAGTTTTTAAATCAAATACTTTCTAAAATAGAGTTAATTGTTGAGTTTCAGCCATTCCGATACCGCGATGTGATTGTTTTCTTCGGCATGTCGCACGTGGAAAGGAGAACTGATATAATGACCATTTTCTTTCAGCCATTTCAATAATTCCAACCTTCCGTAAATAACAGCACAATCGATATCTTTCTTCGTGAATTTCAAACCCTTGCTGTGTAAGTATTCTACAGTGTCTATATTGCCAGAGCAGCAAGCAGATCTGAGAACTTTTTGATGCATAGGGTATTCGTTTTCGTACAACCACCTGATGCTCTCAAATTTGCCAAATTTGGCGAAATATAAATCTAACTCGCAAAAATTTTTCAATCTGTCTGCTCCGAGAAATTCCAATACTTCAACAGAATGACAGGCAGCGCCGACGTAAGTTCTGTAACTCACTCCACATCCGTTGCCAATACACCATTTCAGTGCATCGGTGTAGCCATTCTTAGCCAGTTCTCTTCCGAGACAATATTCTCGATTAGCAGGAGTTTTGATATAGCGTTTGGCTATCTTTCTCCATCTTTCGCAAACGTGCTTCGCAAGAGATGGGTACGAATATTCAAATATACAAACGAGAGACTCGACTGGTAAATCGTTAATGCTCATGTTTTGTTTCTGAAGATTCGTGGTTATACTTATTGTTCAAAATATTCAATTTTTCTACTATTCCCGGTTTGTTCTTTATCCCGATATCCTTATACCATTTGATAGTATTCACCAAACCTTTTCCCCTTGACGGAAAGAGATTTCCATGACCCCTCCATTTAAGCGATTTATTTGTCATTTTGTCTATTTTTTTCAAAAAGTCAGCGATGTCAAATTGTGGGTCGATTTTGTCCCGATAATTAGAAAGAATAAAATATTCTAAACTACAATCACCACAATGATCATATCCCGTCTCTACATCAGAGATAGGATTGATGTGCATACCTATAGGTCGTTCAATATTATTATAATAGTAGAACTTATCCTCATATTTTACCGTGTCGTAATTTCGAATATTAGTTATATCTTCCAAACTCCCAACTAATCTCGTTTCAGTAGAGTTTACCCCCGCGAATGGTTGAATATATATCTCACCACTTATATATTCCATTTTTTTATCAGAATAATTCTTCACGAAATCAATTGTGTTCCGACATTTGTCGAACGTCGCAAGATAATTATCATTAATATCTTCGATATCTAAACTAAAGAAAGGTACGCGGAATTTTATCATATATTTCTCAGGCTGTAATATACTCAACCAAACATACTGTTGTGCTAAATCCCACAAAATATCTAAATCCGTTGGACTTTCATCCCCAGAGGTTCTTATATCCGACCAAAAATACAATTTACCAATTTCGCGTAATAATCCCGCTAGCTCGTCGGAAAAAACATCTTCTATGATGTATATTCTAAAATTGGATTCTTTAATGAACTTTATAGATGCTTCATCAACTTTTTCCATTATTCCGTCTTTTCTGTTAACTATGTTAATATCACCAGTAGAATGGTCAAATAAAGCTATTTTTTTACTAATTTGGGTATCATATCGATCATCCTTTGATGTCTTGATGTATACTATATTTCCAATTTTATCTGAATAGTGTGGTTTGCATTTTTTAGTATATATTAACGTCTCCCTTGGATCAACAAGAATAAACTTAACATTTGGGAATAATTTATGCAATAAATAAATATGATTGGATGGACTACTTCCGGCGTATATTACAAAAGCATGAGCGTCTTTCGTAGGCAAACTGTTAGTCAAAAATTGTATTTCATTATCTAGTAATTTGCGCTGTCCTATATGTACAACCGGTCTATAGATCATACTTTTAGGTCTGTACTTTAGTTCGTGTTTTATATCATTCATAACCACACATGGCGGCATATCGTCAAATTCGCTTATTATCGCTAATATTTGTTCGAAATCTTTGCAATTTAATAAAGATTCTGCGCTTCCTGAATAAGAGCGATTTTCGTGCAAATTGAGAAATAACCATATAACAGCCGCCACTACTATTACTAAAATAAATACTAAAATTCTAATATCGTACATTCTCTTTATAAAGAGAATATAAAAAAATATCCACAATTGTTTTATCTAAATTGGATTGACATATTCTATTGAAGGATACGGTAGTGCGACAATAAATATAGTGAATAAAATCATCAATGTGATGCAAATTCCTAAAACAATTAGCCAAAGTATTGATGTAATATCAAATTCATCAGAATTTGGAATATTCGGGGCGCTATTTTCCACTATCCACCAAGGTAAATCGGAAGTTTTTATCGAATTGATCGCAATATATCCGTTAGCAATAATTTCAGTATCTTCTACCATGGGATCAGATGTGAATACTACATAATAACACCCTGCTATCTTATACAATTTCTTGCCATTGGTTATGATAAATTTGTCCCAGTTATATTTACATCCGGAAGCGATCCAATAATTTGTGTAATTATTTCTAAGGAATAATTCAGATTTACTCCAGACACCCTGATTAAAGGTACTATCCATGGGCGCGATATTATTCATGATACAAGATTTATTACCTATGCCCGCGTCAGGAGCTAAATGACCTCTTTCAATGTTATATTGTTGATACGGCATGGTGTAATCACTTACTGTAAAATTAATTCCCAGAGCCATGTGTTTATAACAACCACTATGCGGCACATTCTTTTTAGGTTGATAAACCGCGTAATTAGCTTGGCCTAAAGTGAAATTGTAATCTAGTTTGTAAAGATCGTAATCTAATACATGGTTCACTTTAAGGCGATATGCCGAAGTACTCCATACGCATACAGCAACGACAATAATCACAGAAAGTCTCATTGTTTCCATGAATATATTCATGGAGATCGTAAATGTGTCGACGAAGGGTATATTCATGAAAAATTTACGAAAATTTCAATTTTTTACTTTCTTCTCCATGTTTTTCGTAAATTCCCTGCAAAAAAGTACTCCCTTTATGAATATATTCATAGTTCTTCGTGAATATATTCACGAAAAATTAAGATGTTATGCATAACAGTATAGGAAAGATAATAAATATCATCATTATCAATAAAACATTTGTAATTATTGATTCCTGGGAATTATCCTGTATCCACCAAGGTAATTCAGAAGTTTCTGTCGAATTTAGCAGAATATATCCGTTAGTGGTAATTTTAACATTTCTGGTAGAAATTGGATTTGTGTCAAATACTATATAGTAGCAACCATCTATTGTGTATAGTATTTGATCAGTACTGAGTGTAGTAACATAATTTTCATAATTATACTTACATCCGACAGCTACCCAATGGTAGAAATAATGTGTTCTGAGGAATTTTTCTAGTTTCTTCCAAGTATTATTGTAAAACACATCATTCATTGGCACTATGTTATTCATGGTACATGAATCAGTCCCTACATCCGCTATAGGAGCTAAATGACTTCTATCGATATAAAAACTTTCTAACATTCCACTATAACTATACCAGGTATAATTTTCACCATCTACCCATTTATCCCAGCATTTGCTCATACGAGTATAACTTGATAGCTTGTAGATAGCATAATTAGCTTGACCTAAAGTATAATTGTAATCTAATTTGTATGTTTCATAATCCATCATATGATCCGCTTCGAGATGAAACGCTGAAATACTGCATATGTATATGGCAATAATAATTACGGAAAGTCTCATTGTTTTCGTAAATGCATTTACGAAGAACATAGTATCGACGAAGGGTATATTCACGAAGAACATAGTATCGACGAAGGATACTTTCAGCTTTTTATAATCTTCATATTTTCATTTTTTTTATATTCTTCATTTCTTTGTTTCTTCATTAATATATTCTTTGTTTCTTCATTAATACATCAACAAAGAAATGAAGAAAATAATGTTTTGCGAGCCGGAGAATTCCAACCTTATTGCTGGCGGTCTTTCTGGTAATAAAATTCTGGAGGTAAACACTGAACTTTACAATAAAATAATAAAAGCGCCCAAAATATACGAAACGGATAGTACCACTGCCTATATTTTTGGCAAAAAATACCCACTCAACACTTATGTCAGGTTAGGAACCCAACAAGGCGATTTCTCTCAAATATAGACTACAATATCGCCGTAAAATGTAGAAAAAATGGAACATATCATAAAGATAATTCCGTATCAACTTCCAAGTATCAATATATTTTTTGTTGATATTTTTCATTAATATATTAATGAAGAAACAAAGAGTGTAAACGTTGGGATGATAGAAATATACTAAGAAAATTGAAAAAAGATTACCCTTACATGTTATTCTTGGGAGAAGGATCTGTACGCGGATCATCATTATATGGTCATTACAAAGGAAAAGTATTAGATAGTATCATTATAGATACTGGTTATTTCTTTCAAGAATAATGGACGACCCACTCCTTTATAGATATATTTACAAAAATAACGAATATTTTCACGACAGTGATTGCGACAATGATGCGGTGCCAATACGCCTCACTGATAATTCTGGCGATATAGCATATTTTAGACTTGTGGCTGATGAAGGACAAACTATTTTTCTCACAGAAGGCATTTCAGAAAAAAAGAGGTATTTTATAAAAGTAAAATATTGCCTCTACAATTCTCAAGATGATACTTATTTGGAAAAAATATACACCAATAGAAGTGGAATTTGTAGAAAAGATTCATTTTCTATTTATCATGACAACATAACATTCCCTATGAACATATTAGTAGTTGAACTGATATTTTCTTTGTTGATATATCAACAAAGAACACTTAAGTTACAAACTTTATTATGTAAACATAGTGAAAAAGTACTCGAATTGGTAAACAAAGAGTACTTATTATTCGTTCCTATTTTCTTGGAGCATTGCATTGATGCCGGCACTATACAATTTTCTGGAGCAAATTTCGGAAGGCTAATAGACGTGTCAAATATTTTACGCAGAAAAAATCCAATTATAGATTTATATACACTGCGTACAGTAGATGATGCTCTTGGTAAGATACTAATATTTTAGTTTCTTTTTTGAGATGTCGAAACTTTGGATATTTGCCTACATTGAATATACAGGAGATGTATCCAATAGTATCGTGATCAGATCCAGTGATAAAGCCAGTGTCGGAAGATATGTTAAAGAAAATCCAGAAGTATTTCACGAATTATTCGAAGAAATGAAGTATATAACTTATTACAAGAGCGAAGTGAGAAAAGCTCTATATCCGAAAGATGGTCCTAAGTATCCAAATATAGATGTAAAAAAAGCGTTATCTGAAATACCTGATGACGAGATAATCTCAGAATTTCAATCATATGAAAAAGACTGCGAATCTTCCGCCGTTAATGTAATATGCATTGAAGAAAGTAAAATAATCAACATCTCCTAAGACATTTCCATCAATGATCTCGTGCATCCATTCTACTATATTTTTTTCCGGTATTGTTAGGAATAATCCAACTTTATATAAGAACCTCAACATTTCTAAACTGGGAGTACCTATGAAATAATTATAGTTGCAAGCCGCGACAACACAATTGACTTTATTCACAGGAAATCCATAATTATACAGCTTAGAAAAAACCTCTACATTACCCAAAGAAGCAGCTAGTTCGCAAACTTTATCTGTTTTCATGTGGCCGCCTCTCATAACCATGGAACTTATAAGTTCTTTCCATTTTTTACGTACAAATTGACAAACTGCTGACATAATCCAAAATATGTGTTAAAATTTCGGTGGATAGGGAATCCATTATATTCTTCGTAAACTTGTTTACGAAGAGATTACGGAGAGTACAGAGATTAAGAGGAACATTTAATAAATAATCACGAAAACAAAAAATGATTTTTTGCAATAGTTATATTCTCTTCGTGAATCTCCTTTGCAGATATATCTGCGAAGAACCATGGATAAAATACGCATTCACACAATCTACACTTATAAATCACATCCGCAAGAAGTGGCAACTGTGCCGGTGGATCCAAATATTTCAGAAAAAAATTTGATAAGAAAACTTACTGAAGGCATGACTGCATCAGAACGTTCCGATTTGGTAAAAATATCAACTAATCAACTTTTGAACGCAAACCAAAATCCAATAGGATATCTCTTGGAAAGAAACGGAAAGTACTATTTTGGTGAATTATAATAGACGACATATCATCTCCATAACTTCCTCTGGTAACCATGAAAATACACCATAACGGTCATTTCTTATGATTTTTTTCACAATATTTACTCTCCCGGCTAATTTACATTTGATAAGCATCGGATCTTTTCGGAAGAGATTTCTTGATAATGTATCAAATGACCACGGCTTATCTAGGTTTTCTTTGATATGATCGAAGAGAATATTCGGATTGGCCGACATTGCTTCATAACTATAGGGTCCAAATTCTCCATTCTCAAATATATCCCACCTGATATTAGGATTTTTACACAATTCATGATAATCCCAAAGTATATTTGGATTATTTCGAACGTGATCAAAGAGAACATTTGGATTTCTTGAAACACATTTATAATTCCAAGGTTTGTCTGGATTTGCTAAAATGTACTCGAATGTGATACCAGGATGACTAGATAATTGGCCATGATCCCAATTTATTTGAGGATTATCTCTGACAATTTCATATGTAATGTTTGGGTTTTGGGAAAGCAATTTTTCATTCTCAAATAAATGTGGATTCGTTCGAACGATTTCCCAAGTAATATTCGGATGTGTTGATAATACAACATAATCCCATCGTATCCTTGGATTTGTTTGAATAATATCCCAAGTAATATTAGAATTATATGATAAACAGGCGCCATATATATGCAAATCAGTTTTCCCGAATATATAACTATGGTGTAAAATATCTTCCCAGGTTATACTAGGATTACGTAATAATTTATAATAACCCCATTCTTTGTCAGGGTTTGTTATAATTATTTTGATTGAAATATTTGGATTTTCTGCCATATAACCGTAATCCCAGGGGAATTGCTGATTAGCTTCTACAAATTCCCAATCTATGTTAGGATTTTTTGATAAACTGATCCAATTCCATCCTTTTTTTGGAAATTCTAGTATTAACTTTTGTAATTCGTTCTTCGCAGTCATGATCCGGATACTCTGGCGTTGATCTTATCAATTTTCTTTTGGACTTTTTTTGAAATAGGGTGAATTCCTTTCTTTTTGACTTCTATATTTATCATAATTTCGTTTTCATTGATAACTTTATGCACTTTGAAAGTGCCTATACCCAATGTTTCAGCTATTTCATTAGGTGTGAGAAATTTTCTTATTCTTTGCACTTCTGCTATTTGTTCATTATTAAACTTGTATTTATTTCTACCAGATTTAGTCAGTACCCAAAAATCTTCTCCCCATAATTTTATGTTTATTCTCGACGATTCTCCTTGCTTTATTTTTCTTTTCGTAAGAAGCATTGTTATGTTAGGTACAAAAAATAAGTTTAATTCAAATTTCCCTTTCGAAAGGAAAACCTTTATTTCGTAACCATATCTTCACATCTTCTCTATCAGAATATGCGTATATATCACTATCGCAAGATGTACTACATACTTCCCATAAACAATCTAGTATTTCTATGTTACCATATTCGACAGCAAGTTCGAAAATACCAATTTTAGTGTGGCAATCTTTTTTAATTAGCCATTTTACTATATCAACTCTGCCGAATGTGATGGCAGGAACAAACATATCTGAATCTAACTTGGAGCCGTTTTTACACATCCACTTTACTATTTGTAAATATCCTCTTTCAATAGCATCTTTCAAGATAAATTCTTCAGAACAATAAAACACTGGAACAACCGTTCGCCATTTGCGGCACATAAATTTGCATACAAAATTCATGGATAGTTCATCGCATACATATCCCAACAAGTATTGCAAAATTTCTACTGGGAGAATATCCATTATTTCCGTGAATATATTCACGGAGATTTGCGAAAAAGATGTATTCGCGGAGGATTCGCAAATAAGTTTATGAAGAGAATGTATTTACCCTTTGTGAACGAGTTTTTCCGTGAATACATTCACGGAGTAAATCAATTTTATTAAGAAGAATATCCCAAAACAGCCGCTCCATCCGATATGCGCAAAAAGTTCAAAGCCATCGCATGAATTACAAGCCCTGAAAAATATTCGTACCCAAGACTTTGATATTTTTTAATAAATTCACTAGTACTGGGATCTTCGAGTGCTATTTTTGTTATTTTCGATTAGCCATGTTAATGTGGTGATATCTCTTTTCCGTATTATGCTTTTGATATTCTTCATAAGAAGTCTTTTATTTAACTTTATATCACGAAATATATGCTGTCCTTGCGGAATTTGTGAAAAGATCATATATAATATTTCATTCGGAAGCATGTCCATTGTTTTTTTCCGTAGATATATCTACGGAGAATTTACGAAAAAGATATATTCGCGAAGAGTTTACAAGGAGATTTCATAGTCTTTTCTTTGTGGATAGTTTTTACAAAAAAATCAAACTATTGTTACAATACACCACCAATGTGTGTTTTTAAGCCCTTCGCAATTATAATTGCGAAGAATTATTGATCAATACGTTTTACGGCGAATACCTCGACGAGGATCATTGTTCTGAAACCAATTAGCTATTTGTCGAACGTCTCTGTTTAATTCTTCGGCTATTTCTTTCTTTATTTTCATACAAGGTCGTAAATTTCCCTTTTGAATCTCTCTCAAGTATGCAGTTTCTTTTTCGTTGAAAACGCTCCTACCACCTCTCTTCTTTGGAACTTCCGGTTTCGGAGTTTCCTGTTTCAGAGTTTCCGGACCACTGAACGTGATTTGTATTGGAATATTTATGTACAGCATAGGACTTTTCAGAGACACAAGAAGAATTGCCGCGATTTTTTCGTCATCCATTATCTTCGTAATTTCTTTGCACTAGTGCAAAGAGGATATTAGCGAAGTTTACGAAAAGTACAAAGAAATTGGTATATTTTTGAGAACAAAATCAAATTTTTAAAATATATCTATTAACATGGTGCGATCAGTGGGCTCATATTTATATCCGCCCATCTCTTTGCACATTTTTTTCCACAACCTATCATCCTTCGTTAATGTAGTGCTGCTCTGTAGATGTATACATTCTATTAGTTTTGGTAATTTTGGATTACCTTTGAGACGATGCGCGAGTATTTTTAACAAGAAGAATGGGTAGTATAATTTATTGCTAATGACCGATTTGTTGAAAATTCTTAGTACATCTTCTCTCTTGCTAAGTTTTTCGAATACTTCAACCGCCATGGAAAAATCGCATAATACTTGCTGCTCTTCTTCTGAAGATAACTGCGGAGGTGAAATCGGATTGCCATTTAAACCCGTGATCATCTTTCTGATCAAAGGAGCATGATTATTCAGCTTCGGTAAGCGGACTATTTTCAACCATTGTCGAACTTGACGGCATTTCATATCGTTCATGCTTCTCTTAACACCCATACGCGTGTAATCTTTCACTGCTTTTTGATTAATTTTTTCAATAGCTTCCGGCGAGATAGTTTTATTTTCTTTCGCCTGTATTTGGTACAGCCATTTAGCACAATGAGCACTAGGATTATGTTTCTTGTGTTTTGCACAAGTAATTTGTTGGTTATAAAATTGACTATCTTCAAACAGAGTGCCTGGTAGATTTTCTATATATCCACATTTATCGCATCTTTTTTCAGATTCTTCTGAAAATAACACCAACGTTTCTTCACATTCAGGACATACATCATGATTTTTGGTTTGCAAATTCGGGAGATCAGGTTTATTCTCCTCGTATAAAGACAGGAACTTCCTAAAAGTATTTTGGCAAGTCAATTTAGCTAAAATTTGGTTGTTTATCCCCTGAAATACTGAATCTTCAGCATCGTAAAATGGGGACATATCGTCAAGTTTATGATTTTTTAATACAATTGTATTTATACCTTTAATTTTGTTGATAGTAGTGTAGAAATTACTGTAATTTTCGAAACTGGAAACAATGGAGCGTATATTACCTTGTAATCTATCCATCCTGTCGGTGATATTCTCAGATATCAGTAACTGGTAAAATGTATTAGATTCATAGTTGCCTTCCACTGAATAATATTGTGATAATATGGGAGATACTATATCAAAATATCGCTCCTGCAGAGAAAATACATTGGAGTACATTTCATCTAATTGACTAATAATAGACTGCGTTGACACATATTCACTCTTATTACTATCTGCCCAAAACTCCCCAAATTTCGGCACTCTAGAGCTAGATGTGGCAGTTTTTTTCTTGCCTTTTTTGGCGTTGGAATTTCTTTTTAGACCTTCCTGTTCGTATTGGTCAAAAATTTTTAATATTTCTTTTGCATAAATTGTGAGATCTGTTAATGAATCAAATCTTGCCACAAATTTTAAGTGTGTGGGTTCTAATGATTTTGTGCTAGTCATGCTTTATTAATATTTGTCATTGGTTCAATTAGAAAAAATCGATATTTCGGAAAAAATATTTAAACACATGTATCCAATTAGTATAGTTTCCGTAAATGAGAAAAAATAATAAGAGTCAACCTGCCGTTAAGCAGGAAGCTGACGATGGATCTGCGGAGTATAATCATAATGTAGATAAATTATGGGCAATTATCCAATCTATGCCAAAACATGAAAAGAAAAAGGTGATAGATTCTTTAGACGAAAAGACTATTACTGCATTACGTGTTAGAAGAAATCCTTATCGTAAACCTGTTTTTATGGGGAAGACTAACAAAACATTAGCTTTTTCTATGATAAATATTACAGAGAAAGACGCTCAAAGATTTGCTATGACTTCTTTGATAGGATTTTTATATCGTATGTTGGACGAATACAAGCCAAAAGGTCATGAAAATTTCGTTAGTGAAAATGACCCGCAATTTGCTATGCCATTTAATGAAATGGTGCGTGAATTGCGAAAACATAAACCCAATGAATTATTGATGGATGAATTTGAAAAAATTAAGAAAAAGATTGAAGAATTAAAACACGATACTACGAGTAAAGAATACAAAGAAGCCGCTAAAGAAAGTTTTATCGTAAGAGCGAAAATATACAAGAACAAAATATATTGGACCAGAGAAGATCTCGCTCTTATGAAAGAGAAAAAGGAAAGTTTAGAAAGAGAAGTTAAACATAGCGATACTAGAAAAGACGATCTATTAAAATCAATCCAAGAGCTTAACGAAAAGAAAGCTAAGAAGCAAAAGTTTGAAGAGGGTAGACTGAATATGTCCAAAGGAACGCCAGAATCCATAGAATCCGGTCAGATTCCTGAAGGGTTGAAAGTCGAAGATATTTTGAAGAAAATGAGCAATTATGTCATAGAAATAGAAAATAAAGAAAAACTAGTCGAAAAAGAAACCGCCAAGAATGATGAGTTGCGCAAGGAATTAGAGTTGCGGGTAAAACAGTGCGAAAACTATGAGGAACATCTCAAAACGTTAGAGAATAAGTTCAAAGATCTGAAAGTAGATTTCTTGAAGAAAACTGGTCGATCTAAACTAGCAGCCGATCTCATAAGAGAAGGTAAATCTAATACTAGAAAGAAAACTGTTAAAAAAGAGTTGAAAACAGAATTAGATGAGGTAATGGTAGATAAATACGAACCCAATGATGATGATTACGATAGTATAGTTGATAAAATTAAGAAAAAACTTAATATCGAAAAGACCAGTGAAGAATACACCATCGAAATCCAAAATCAGGTAGAGCAGTTCTTAGATGAATACTTGAGATATAATCCTGATAACCACGTCAGATGTGCGTACAAACCTAATTACGACGATCCGCAAAGAACTCCTCTGGAAAAAACTCAAGAAAAAGACCTTCAGGAGAAGAATTACGAACGAACAGTAATTCCTCCGGACGATACATTCTTCAGATGGAAGAGATATACAGAAGCCAATTATGAGTGTTTGCGACAAGCCACGGACGATATTTATTGCGAAAAGTTCGATCTAGAATATGCCATAGTACCGCTACAAGAATTCACAGGTGAGGATAAAGAAGAAGTGATGAAGAAATTTAATGATTTCAAACTAAAATATGCTTCAGAGTTCGATTCAGAAATATTCAGTGCCGACTTTGGTGTTTGGAATCTTCTCAGCTCATGGGAGCAAAACAGAGAAGTGCGCGATTTCTATACAGAAAAGACTGAAATCATCAAGAGAATTATAGATCAACATAAATCAGATGAAAGAATGGGTATTTCTTTGATGAAGGATCGCGCTAAGAAAAAGAAAGAAGAAAACGAGGCCAAAGAAGGTCCTCACGATCCGGCTCTCCATCAATACAGGAAATCTCTCAAGCCAAATGAACAATTGGAAACACATGGTGCTAAATACATTGATGAAATCGATAATGATGACTTTTCCGAAGATGGTGAAATTCGCGCTGATCGAGTTCCTAGAGATACAGAAGAATCAACTAAGCAAGAAGTGGAAGTGGGAGTTCATGTTATCAAACCTTATATAGGTGGTGGCAGAAGAAGAATCCCGCGAGGACTTGGAGAAAACTGGAAGTTCAACATACCCGCTCAAGAATTACCAGAGGGTTCGGTTAAATTATTTACTGGTCCCGAATTCCAACAAGAGAATGAGGATTTGATCAATAATTTTTCTATATAATTTTTCGTAAACTCGTTTACGAAGAAATACAGAAAAACTCGTTTACGAAGAGATTACAGATAAAAAACTCGTTTACGAAGAGATTACAGATAAATGAACAAAGCATATACAGAGAAAGGAATACATTTGCGAAGAGAATATATTTTTTTGATTTATCCTTTTATACATAAAAGGATGATGTATAAAAGTTGATTTTTTTGCAATTATATTCTCTCCGTAAATTCTCCGTAAATATATTCTCTTTGTAAACGAGTTTACAAAGAAGACCATGCACTCTCTACCTACTGAAATCCACGCTATGATCCTTTATAAATTACCAATAAAGAATATAATCGCTATGAGTGCGACTAGTAAATATTTTCATGAAATTTCCCAATCAATGTGGAAACATTTGCTGATAAGGGATTACAATTATAACAAACCGAGCTACAAAGAAGAATATATTTCATCTTATTTAGATGATTGCCTTATCCAGGCGCTGCATAATATTACGCAAACGATTCAAGGTCGATCAGAGCCTGATATCTTGTTTGAAATGTTTATACAAAGTATGGTGGCCACACTGTTAAGATTTCATAAAAAAGGAGCCGCCGATTTTTATTCGGCTGTTGGTGATTTACAGAGGGTTGTGCGAGAGAGACATCGGCTTTCAGCAAACCGCGTAGCTGAGATAACTGAGGAAGTTTTTTACGAAACGCATTTTCAAGTCATAACTCAATATATAGAGAATCGTTGTCCAGAACGTGCAAGAAAAGTAATAAATACAGTAACCGATATAACAATGTTACTTAATATAATAGAAGGCTTGTTGATGAGTAATACAGCATCGATGTGGACCGCACATTATTGTATCAATCTTATCGGTCAAAAAAGACACGGGCTATCACTAAAATTTTTGATTACTAAAATTCTGATAAGGGAGTGTGATGTTAATATACACGTGAAACGTATAATGCGGCTAAAAATAGGGCATGTGGAAAGATATCTTACACCTGAAGAAGTATCACAAATTATGAGTGATTAAGCGAATATATTTTTTTGATTTATCCTTTTATGTATAAAAGGATGATGTATAAAAGTTGATTATCTCCGTAGATATATTCTCTCCGTAAATTCTCCGTAGATATTCTCCGTAGATATATTCTCTTTGTAAACTCTTCGCGAATATATTCGCGAAAAATACGGAAAAGACCATGTACTCCCTACCGGCGGAAATACACACTATGATTCTTTATCAATTACCCATAAAAGAAATAGTGGCTATGAGTGAAACCAATGGGTATTTTCATGCGTTATGCAATACCCAATCACTGTGGAAGTTTTTGTTATCACGAGACTATAGCATAAAGCGAGAATTCTCCAATTACAAGGAAGAATACATACCATCTCATTTAGACTTATTCACTATCAAATCGTTGCGTCATAATTTATCTCAAACTAATATCGATGGTTGTCAAAGCAAACACAGGGCCGGATATATAGATATGATAGAGATAAATTTATCGGAGCTTGCTGTATCATTATTACTATTTCATAGAAAAGGTATCTTGAATCTTCATTCAATGCTTCAAAACCACATTATTACTTCACGTGTCGGATATCGGGCTACTATAGGAACCTTGATCGCCCGATTGGACACTAGAATTACGCATATTTACCGCGATAATATTGTAAAGTGCATTAATGAAGGTAAGCCTGAAAGGGTGAAGTCTATGATGGACGCTATATGCGGTAATATAATATGGATGAATGTAATAAGGATATCATTATCAAATCCTTATAAATCAGGATGTTTCATTTGGGTAGTGGATTATTGTATCGAGATTATCGAAAGTGAGGAATATGACTTACATTTGAAATACAGCGTCGCTAAAATAATAATATCTGCTAGCTTATGTTTTAAAGAGGTATGTACAGCAAAAGGGATCTTATCATACGCGGAAAAATATCTCACACCTGAAGAGATATCACAAATTTCGCGTGATTAAATGGATATTTTTTTTTATTTATCCTTTTGTGCACAAAAGAATGATGTAAAAAATATGAAAGTTGATTTTTTTGCAATCTCTTTGTAAACTCTTTGTAAATATTCTCCGTAATCTCTTTGTAAACGAGTTTACAAAGAAGACTATGTACTCCCTACCAGCCGAAATCCACGCTATGATTCTTTACAAATTACCTGTAAAGGATATAATGAGCATGGATCTTGTTGATAAATATTTCCATGAACTTCTTGCCGGTATGTGGAAATACTTATTGGTCAGAGATTATGATTTGGAAACTTGCGATTCGAGTTACAAAAATACGTACATATCCTCTTATTTAGATGTTCACACAATTCGGTTGATGAATAAAATACTAGAGGAAATGCTAGATATATTCCAAAATTGGAATGGAGCATTCCATTTTATTCTAAATTCGGAGACCTTTGATCATATAGATCTGTTAATACAATTTCATAAGGAGAAGGCATCGAATTTTTATATTCTTCTCAGTGATTTGCCAAACATGGTACCGGAAAAATATCGAGTTTCTGTAGAATCTCATATTACTGCGATTGATGCTTACTTTCATAGTTTATATTATGATCATATACGAAGGAGTTTAAATTTAGGTCATATGGAAAATGCAAGATCGTTGCTGGATTCCTTGATTGGCACCACGATAATACGAGAAATAATAAAAATTTTACTCGATCCAGCAGACACTACACCATGGACAATGGACTACTGTGTAGATATAGTTAAAAACAAAAAGCACCCTATGCAGTTAAGATATCGTATTGTAAAAATAGTGATGGCGGTGTATGAGAGTGATCGCAAGCGTATCAAACCAATGGTAAGATTAAATATAGATTATTTTAAAGAGTACCTTACACCTAAAGAAATATCGCAAATTATGAGCGAATAAAAAGATAAATACAAAAAGTTGATTATTTTATATGCGTTTATATTCTTCGTACTTTTCACAAATATATTTGTGAAAAACATAGAGAAAAATACGAATATATTTAAAAAATAGGGTGTATAACACGAAGTTATACTTGTTGAAGAGAGATTGCTCTTTCCTGTTTTTTTTACTACAATACTTGAGAATTCGCACTTAAACTATCCCTAAATTCATTCACTTCTTCATTTGATAAAAGAATATCTTGTGGCAATGTTACTATCAATTCTGAATTAAGTTGATATTTCCTACCTTTAACTATTTCGATATCTACGGCTATCTTTTTACGTTTCATAGCAAGGAATAAAGATAATCTGTACTTTATTGTTTCAATATTGGACGTAAAATCAGAGCTTTTCATTATTTTTAACTCATATATTTTAAATATATTTGTTGGGGGAAAATGGATCTTATTATGAATTTCTCCAATTTTCTTACAAAAAACTTTTACAACCTCTTCGTCATAATAGGAATTTCTTAAAATATTATTGAGTTCTTCTTGCATTTCTTCGATCTCTTTGTTTTGAACGATTTTGCTATTATCTTCTACTAAGTCTTTCTTATGACTGTTGAGATTTTTGACGTATTCACTTCTACAAATTTTGCATTCATTTCTTCTTCCGTCTTTCTTAGATTTGTCTATAGGAAAATCTTCAACCAGTTTATTCTCGCCACATTTATAACACTCCTTTGTTTTTCCGTCTTCAGGAATGCTTTGAGCGCCGGCGTTATGTTTTTCCGCCTTTTTTACAGATCTTAACAATTTATTTCTATTATTCCGGCAAATTTTACACATACTTTTACGCCCATCTTTTTTAGATTTATCTATAGGAAAATCCCCAAGATTTTTTTCTTCGCAACAACTACTACATATTTTCCCCTGCATTTCTTTAGAATCAATGGTTTTCTCTTTACAATGTATATTATTCACGTCTAAAAATTTTATAATGTATTCTTCGATGTCCGAATACTTGAACAAATTAGGAACTTCTATCAAAACTATATTGTTTATTCTGCAATATTCTTCTTTGAAGATATCCCTAACTACTTGTTTTTCAAAATCACCTTCTTTTCTGTGATATTTCGCAAACTGCATATAATGTTGAGGTCCATTATACTCTAATGCTATTTTGAGATCCGAGTTATATAAATCTAATTCTAACGATCTGCCCGTTTCAGGATTCTTAAAACTCGGAAGTCTGACTTTGTTAAATATATATCCAGGAAATAAACCTTCTAGTATTTCCTTACAAGCTGTTTCCTTTCCATTATAAGTCATCTTGTTTAGATTTTAAGTAAGGAACTTTCTAAATAAAAAAAATATATAGTATAAAATATCACATTTAATCCAATATTTTTTTGAGTTCTTCTATTTCTTTTTCAGTTATGGAACATTCTTCCGGCCAACTCATGATTATTTTGCCTTCCTTATAATTACGACTAGTATATATTTCTTCAATTTCGTAGCCGCATTCGCTTAATAAGAATTCCTTTATTTTATCGTCCGCATTGTTATCATTTGTTTTAATTTCTACACTATTTCGCAATGTTTTTCCTTGTGGTAGGAGACTTTTTTTAAATTCGTCTACTTCCTCGTAAGAAAGAAGAATATCGGGTGGTAACTCGACAATTAAATTGAAATCTAGTTGAAAATTTGTACTTTTACACACCTTAATATCCACATCAATTTTATTACGCTTGATGGCGAGAAATAAAGACAACTTAGATTTTATTATTTCTACACTAGATTTGAAGCTAGATCCGCCGGATATTTGTGATATACATATTTTTATTTTATTTGTGGGTTGGAACATAATTTTTTGGTAAGTATTTTCTATTTTTTTACCAAGAGCTTCGAAAACACTTGGACTGGTTTCGGGGTTTCCGAAAACACTATCGATCTCTTCATGTATCTTTTTAATCTCTTCGTTTTTGTTAGATTTTTTGACAATTTCAGGATTATTAGTTATTTTTTTCTTATTCGCATTGAATGTTTTAGCGTGTATTTTTCTGCATTCTTTACATTCGTTTCTTCTACCATCTTTTTTACCTTTATCAATGTGAAATTCTTCAATATTCTTTCTCTCGCCACATTTATTACACTCCTTCCCTTGGTTCTCCATTTTATATTATAAAATTTTATTTGGTTACTATTATAGGTCTACGTTCTTTTATTTTTTGAGACTTATACTTACGTTTTATATTTTTTAGAATATAAAAATAGGGATAAAAAATAATTTCAAAACTGGTTTTATTAATTTTTGACGAATACCGGAAATTTCGTCTGTCTTCGTCTGTTTATTATAAAATTAATTAGGAAAAAAAGCTCCTCCTAGATCGATTTATGACGAATAATACAAAGCCAACTATTAATTTCTTACAAAGAAAGCAATAAAAAGGGAATTACTCAAAAATAGAAATGTATCTCCGTAATAAACAGACGAAGACAGACGAAAAAAGTCTGGCAATATTTTGACCTATCTTTATATATTACCTGGAGTATGAATTTTCCATGAAAACTTGAACTTTATAGTTTCCGGTTTTCCGATCGCGAAACTTGAAAAAAAGAGAAAATTACCTCAAGATTCGGGTTCAAGTACATCTAATTTTAGCCCAAAATCCCTTTCGAGCACATATGTAAAACTGTAAGAATCGATCATTCCTTCCTCAAGCATAGTGCCCCATCTGCAATATTTTTCGTACTCTTCTTTTAATTTTTTCATCATTTCATCATAATTATCGATGTGTTCCCCTGCATCAAATCGATAAATATAGAATCTCCCTACTATGTAGGAAATTTGTTGTCCGAAAAATGCCGTCTCATAATCTTCGAGGCTAGGAGGTCCGCCAAAAAGCCATCCATCGCAATGCGGATGGGTGTGAAATGCGTACTGAGTGCCCGAATTCGCGACGGAAGTTGGGGTCCCGAAGTAAAATATTTGGTAAGTTTCACCCCGTAAGTCGATATTTCCGGAGCACTCATTTGCGAATGAGCCGGTTATTTTTCTGATCGTGGTCAAAATATTGACTTCGGTCTCGGTGAAACTCATATTTTTGTACCAAAAAATATTCATTTTTTTTGATTTTTTTTTAACAGAGTCGCTAAAAGTTGGCAAGAAAAAAATTCCCGAACAAGCCCTAGATACACCCAACGCGAATAATCCTATACCATAATTTCGAGAGTACTTCCTCTCCTTTCGGATCTGGAAACATAAAGTTCTGCGTGTATATTTCTCAATGGTATTACAAAATTGGGCACGAAGTAGTTAGTAGGTTGTTTGATTCCATATCCAACTCCACATTTATATCTAGATGGACAAAATATCTTTTTTGATATGTTGAACAATAATGATTTAGGTCTTTCTCTGCGAAAATGCCAACGCCGTCCTCTTACCCCAGATTTATCTTCATCTGCGGGAGAAGGCCACATCTCTGACTTATTGAGATAATCTATTAATAATGTTTTTTCTTTTTGATTGACGATAAATCCAAAGCCTCTCTGATAATATTTCATCAATATATCGCGCAGATTTTTATTACATGATACCCACCTCATATCTATATTAATTCCTGTATAAGCGGCTGTTATGAAAGTCGGAAATATCATTACCTTATTTCCTGTGTAATATGCTCTGACGCACCCTAGATGAAATTTGGATATAACTCCAGGAATCGAATTCACAGTAAAGAACTCTATCTCTCGTGGAAGACCGGTAATTCTATACTTGTATTTGTTTTCAGTTTTTATACATACTAATTCTAAGACGGAATCTATGCACTTGGTTCTTTTATTAACTGCGAAATTATGTTTTATTATTTCGTAATGTTCTTTCACTATTTTATCAAACTCTTCAAAATCGGTCGTTTCGATCATAATATCAATGTCTGTATACGAACCGGCGACACATTGCGAATTAGAATCTAGTTCCGGCTCTTTTTCGTAAATAATTTTGCGAACATTTCTCAAACGTTTCTTGATTGGTTTTCCTGGATAATATTCGTCTATGTACTTCTCGAAACTGCTGAAATTATTTTCTAATGGATTTATAATCAAACACGCAGTCATAGTTGATCCGCAAAGAGCTGATTTAGTCCAATCCAAACCCTTCAAAATACCCCCAGTGTATATATTTAAACGTTTCTTAAACTTTTTGTAATTGTGGATACCCCTCTCGCCGAATAAGAAACATGGCTCCACTGGTTGTTTAGAATATCCCATGAGTCCAGTAATCATACATGGTATGTAAGGGTTGATACTGCTAAATTTATACTGAAATAATTTAGATACAGAATTACTCTTGGAGTTTATCTTGATCAAATATCGGTCGCCGCCACTCGCTCTGGAATATTTGGTTTTCTCCTCTAAGAATAGTACACGCATAGTATAAAATAGATATTTCTCCATTTCTGGTACTATGATGCATATTTCCTCCATGCGGCCGGATACCAACAACATATGACAATGTTGTATATCCACCGCGAGTGAAATCACAAACATTTTCAACAAAATAATTAAATTCATGTCAAGTAAACAAGTTATAATCATATTAACTTGTTCTTGCGTCATTTCGCTTTTCCTTGGATCGTATTCCTGCATATGATATTCATAATAATTAACTAAATTAGCTTGTGGAAGTGCGTAATTTGGATTAACTAATACAGGAGGTGCTACAAAGTGTATCTTATTAAAATCCACAGATTCAGTACAACTCAGCAATTCTTCGTTATCTTTCCAGACCTGAATAGATTTCTTTTGCCAACATATCATATAGCCATTAAATATTATATCGTCTTGATGGTTAGTTAAGTCCAGCATATATTTGTCTGCAAATAACAACATATCTAATATTTCTTCAATATTTCTAGCCGGAAATTGGAAAATATTTTTCATAGAAACTTCAGGCATGTGCAAAGCCTTTCCTTCTGGTGTTTCGTAATACTTCTTTTTACAGTAATCCGATTCGCTAAAAAATTTTCCTGGGGCAAATACTTCTCCGTTTTTAGTTATTATGCGAATATCTTCATTATTAGGAATATCTGATTCATAATCTATGCTGTTCATTTTCTCTACAAAGAGAATCCTATATTTTCTTCAAATTTCTTTGAGAATGGGTTGTTTGTGTCTATACCTATGTCTTTCTTCAATATTTGAGAACAAAATTTCCCAACTATATCAGAGCACATCGTGAAGTCATTTGGAACAGGATCGGCTACCAAATAGTAGAATTTTTTCTCCGCTCTAGAATATACTAGCTTAGCGTGTTCTGGAGCCGATTTATCGAAAACAGCGTTGATAATTACTTCTGCTTTTTTCTTTTCTATAGTAGTGAAATTGTTAGCAGTTCTTTGGAAGAAAGCCAGAGCAACTTGTCTATCAAAGAAAATACTGTAAAAAGCATTTTTACGAATATCTGTATCTAATTTGTTGTCATCGTGAAATGCATACCAATGCGTAATATTAGCCCACCTTCCTTTGAAGAAAAAGTGTTTAATAATTTCACCATCTTGAGTTGTTTCGCCTTTTACTTTTCTCTTGCCTTCTTTTATTAATTCCAATAATTCAGTGGTTGCATCATCGAATACTACTAATACTCGTGGATTAAAGTTAAGGTATTTTATCGCGAATGCTTCTTCTTTGGATAAATTTCCCGCGGATAATCTTCTCGCATGTGGTCCAATTATTTTTTTGTAAAACCTTATGAGTTTGTATTTGAATAATTCTTCTATTTCTTCTATTTTGCTTCTTTTAACTCCTATGTCGGAGTACATTTCGTCTGTTTGCAACTTAGCTTGTTCTCGTAGTTGTACCAATTTTGCTTGAAATTTTCGTGCCGTCGAGTTGGCCACTTTTACGAAGAGTCCATGTAAAACTTTCAAGTTATTAGCTAAATTGTAGATAGTTGTGGCCGCTTTTTGTCTCAAATAAATGTTTCTAACTTCTTTAACACTAAATTCCTCGAAGATCATTGGTTCCGGTACATGTTTACTAAAATCCCCTTTCTGATTTTCAGTTGGAGCAAATACGAATACTAGCGGAAATATATCCCTCATTATGTACATAAAATTATATATAGCAAAGGTCTTACCCGATTGTGATGGTCCATAAAATATTACACTCTTGTTCAAGAAAATCATATTAGTTTTCTTAAGAGGTGGTATAATAATCTCTTCTTCCGCTTGTCCTCTACATCGGAACGCGACGTGAATTCCTTCATCTTTTTTATAAAATTGGCCCCTATTTCTGGGGATTTTTCTAGGATTGTCAGGCTCTCTCCTAGTTTCCTCACTTTCTTCTTTTTCAAATAAATTTTCAAGGTCATCTTTGACAAAACTAGCTAGAAAATCAATAGACATTTTTCTTATATTTTCTATATATCTTTCTAATTATCTTTATTTACGATCACGATATTATCACTTGTCATAAGCGCGGGTTTATCATCAAATATTCCCTCTAGGCTGTCTTCACCTTTCCCTGATACATTTACAGATTGTACTGTTTGTTTTAGAACCTTTTCTTCATGTTTTTTATCAAATTCGTCCAAGACGTACTTGTAGTGCAAAAATACAATAGCAAAAACAGCTACTAATAAATATATTCCCGACCTGAACATTAATCTCCAAAAACTAGGACTATCATCTAGTTCAGCTTCTTCTATTGCTTCATTGTATGATTCTGATAATACTGTATACATGACTATCATTATCACCAAAACTATCAATAAAGATGTGTAAATTGGGTTATTAAACAATGCGCTTAATGTTGCGGAATTAGCAATATCCGATAGAAATTCTTCTATGCCGAACCCCATCTTTATATTATCGGCTGAAAAAATAATAATTTACTATAATTAATCATCCGCGGCGAAAATAGGCTCGTCGTCGAATTCGAAAGTAATAGGTTCGTCGACTTCTTCATCTGGGTATTCTTGTGCTTCGAGCACTTCCAATGCTGGAGGATCGGGACGTTCTTCTTGCATAGGAATAGGTTTCATGGAAACTGGTGGAGCCGAGGGAGCTTGATATCGAGGTCTTTGGGGTTTATTGGCACTCATTATAGACTCTAATCGTTTTATAGTTTCTTCTTGTCTAGTGATTATTTCTTTAAATTTATTGGCTAATTCAGCATATTTATTCCTCTCTCTTTTCATGTGTTCTTTCTCTTCCACCAATATCTTGATCTTTTGATTTAGTTTATCACATACTTCTTTTGGGATAGAGGGGATTTCATCGGGATTTCTGATGTCGACACCGCTATTTTTAGCCATGAGAATACTACAAAATCTAGTCCTCTCTTGATTCAATAGTTCTATGAATTTGTCCTTGAGAGAAGATACTTGATCTCGCGATTTATTTTTATCTTTCCTGGTTTTGCTATTTGTAACAGTGCTCGCGGTTTGCGATAGTACGATCGTAAATTTAGTAAGTGTTTTTGACAAAACATCTCTAAATATATTATTCTTTCTATCGTCAGAAGATGAAAGTATTTTGTAATAATTTTCGGGGATGAGACCCCTGACAACCACGTCTATAAATCCAAAGTATGTATCGGATGTTTGAAGATATTCCTTATAATTTTTATGCAGGTCTTTCACTATATCAACATAATGCTTATTGATTTTCTCGGTCTTCTCTGCTTTCTTGCAAAAAGCGGTATTATACCTATTCACTGCAATACGATAAGCGTCATCCAAACTTTCTGAATTCTCTTGAGCAAATATGTCCAACGCTACGTTATATAGATTGTTCCAGTAGCAGTTGGCGAAGTATACGCCAATAATTTCAAATACCGGATTGATCTTAGGCTCTTCCATTTTATTTTCTATATAGTATTTCTCTAATATAGTTAAAAAAATTATACGTTTAAATGTGGAATATATTTAGATGCCACTCCTATTACGATTTTGGAGATCTCTCTAAATTCCGCTTCCTTGGTTCTAGAAACATTTCCTCTAGTAATAAATAATTTGCCATTTATTTTCAAACTCATTATTTCTATTGTGTTCGTTTTTCGCGGTCCCGCGATCTCCCATTGTATGTAATTATTCGCAAAATAAACTCTTATTTTGATTTCGAACGCGCGATCTTCTATCCCAATGGATGCTATGGGCGGCTCAAATTCAAAAGAATTTTCTAGCGATTCTTTGCAATCTCTGTAATATTCCTGAGCCAATATCATACCGTACCATTTGCTATAGATATCGTAGTCAAATTTAGCCCATAAGAGAGTATTTTCTTGTATCGCATCGTTATGTTTGTTTAATACAGCCAAGAGAATTTTCTTTTGCAATATTTTTTCGTAAAAACTTGTGCACCATTCTCTCCAAATTTTACAAACTTTGGAACATTTTAGCAAACCAGTGAAAGTTTGGCAAACATATTCTACTATTCTATTGGTTACCAACTCCACCGCTACAATACTGTGATCCATCTTATTGAAGCGTGAAAAAAATCATTTTTCTACAATATATTCTCCGCAAATAAATCCTCTGCAAATAAATCATCCGCAAATAAATCATCCGCAAATATATTTGCGGAAAAATGCCAGAACTAGCGATAATAATAGTGATATTCATTGTGTTAATATACATATATATGAATATAGTTGCGGATACATACGTACACGATAGATATCTTAGTAAAATGGATGACTCGGATCCTGAAATATTAGAATATTACGATTTTTATGGCAGTAAACCTGGTAATTTTCTGTGCTTGGTAGCGGGGACTCATGGAAATGAACCGGCTGGATCTGTTTTTCTATATGATTTTGTACTTTTCCTCAAGAAGAACCCGGACTTTTTGAAAAGGGGAAAATTAAGAATTATACCCGCTGTAAATAAATGGGGATTGATGCGAGACATTAGATATAACAACGACCATTTTGGAGTGTTGCCAAAATCCGATATTAACCGTAACTACACTGAAGAAGGCGGTACAGAACCTATTTCTCAAAATGTTGTTGATCTTGTCAACGGAGCCAATCTAGTAATGGATTTTCATGAAGGATGGGGTTATCATAGATGTCAAAAATCTAGTATAGGATCGTCGCTAACTCCGACTAGTTATGGTCCAGCGATGAAGATTTCTGATTCTATAGTCGGAAAAATAAATGACAACATTAATCAATCTTGTAAGTTGTTTTCTTCCATGCCTGGTAAATCGTGCGAAATTTCGTCAACTCTTGGATGTCATATGCAAAAAAATAAACTACCATACATATTGATGGAAACAACAGGACAAAACAACATACAAAATATATCCGTCAGAACAAATCAAGTCAAAATAGCAGTACTAACTGCTTTAGATTCTCTAAATTTTATCTAAAATATATTGGCATTTCTCATTTTTTGCGTAACGCTTTCGCTGTAGGGAACTCGTTTACCTTTCTTACCTTTCTTGTTTTTATTCTCTTTGGATTTTTCTGATGGCGTTAGTCTCTTTATTACTTTTTCTGGTAAATATCTACCATTCTTGTTATCGTCAACGTACTGCCAGTTTTCCGCGGTCCATTTATGCAAACTGGTTCTAGCTTTGGGAACTTTATTTCCATATCTTCCGCCTAATCTTTTATATTCTTTAACAGCTAATTGTGCTTTTCTGGCATTCCATCCTATTCCTCCCATACCAGGAGAGTTCTTGTATTTCTTTTTGATTTTTTCCCATAACTCGGGATCTAATTTTACCGCACTAGCCATTATATATACAAAAAAATAGAAAATTTACGATCTAATAATTGTACAGAGATATTTCTATTCCTTTGCTTCGGATATTTTCTATATATTTCGGCAGTTCCGAAGGTCCTTTCATCATTAATGGCGTATTGATTAATTTTATATCTTCTATAAAATCTTGTTTCCATTCCAAGATTTTTTCTTCGGAAGATTGTATTAAACCTATAAAAGTGTAAATAATACTCAATGTTAATTTATAATCATAAACGCCTTCATTTGCTAAAACTAAAGACCTAACACCCCTTCCTTCACTAACATTTTGCACTACTAATTGTACATAGTCTTCTCCGCTAGGAGGGTGGAAAACAATATTACTATTTGGGTATAATATATGTGTGTGAAAAATTATTCCTTCTCTTGGATAGTCTTTAACTTCATCCATTTCCCCTAAAAATAACTGATTCCCAATTTTTCCTTGAACAATAGCACCTGATAACTCCCTTCGTAGAGTATCGGAATATTGCCATGTGGCTCTGAGTTCGTATAAGGTGGTGTTCATGGTTTCTGCAAATATATTTGCAGATGAGTTTACGAAGAGATCTTAAATTTGTGCCCCTTCGTAAAATTTTACGAAGAGTGGAGTATATTCATAAATGTATTCAAATTTTGTAATTTCGACAAAAAATATTATTGTTTTAGTTTTCTTTTTTTATTCTCTTGGAACTTCTCCTATGTTTCCAACAGTATTCTTCGTCTTTCAGTGGATTATTCCTACATGCTCCGTAATCCAAACTTACGTAGAGACACTTTTCGTTTCCATCTTTCTTTCTTGATTCTTTTTCACTCTCTTCCTTGATGCTAATTTTTCTTTTTTTCGATCCGCCAATCACCTGTGATATGGTGTTGATAGCTTCGGCGTATTGCGCAGCTTCCTCCGTATATGATAATTCTTGACAACATTTGATCATTTTTTCATAGACAAACAACTGTGTTTTACTTTCTTGAAGTTTGATGTATCTGCGACCATGTTTGTATGCTTCTTCGTAAAATCCTTCGTCGCATTCCAAGGTAAACAATCGCAGCAATGATCTATCACAGCCTCTTTCTTCGGCTCGTATGTACCATTCTCTTGCATCATTTATCGACCCAAATACCTTATCTAGTGCCAAAGCCATGGCGGTAGCACCCATCATTCTGTACCGAGTGTTAGTGGATCGTTCGAAAGCATCGCTTAAGCTTACTAAGTAATGTTTATTGTAATTATCCTTAGTATCTACTACTATCTCGCTGAATTTACGAAACAGTTCAATTATGGCACTATCACCATTTTGATAACGCGTGCCACATACCTGAGTTATGCTTTTGATGAATTTAATATCATTAAGATCGGTGGCATTTGTAATGTTATGCACTAAACTTGCCAAATTTATTTCTTTTCGCACTCTAAGATCTTCCATTTCTTTCTATCCTATAGAAAGATTGTAAACTTGTTTACAAAAATTGTAAAGAATATTCAATTTTCTTTAAACTCTTTGGGATCTTACTAAGTTTTTACCGTTTTTCCGCAACATCTGCTCTCTTTGAGAAACTGGATCGTTGATAGACCAATCTTCAGTTTCTTGATGATGTCTAGCGCGAAGCTTATCAGCCATATTAGTGCCAATTCTTCTATTGATAAATTTATTTTCACCAAACTGGTTATCTATCAAAGCTTTCTTCATGGTTTCGAAATTATCAATATCGCCAACATTTTTAGTTTTGTAAACCAAATTAGGGTCTGCATCACCTTGAACTTGTGTGTTTCCGGCTTTTCTACGATTTTTAGCCAATTGCTCGGCTGTTTTAGCTAGATTTTTATAGTTAGCGGCAGTTCCAGTGGTAGCGCCTTTAGATTTTCTATGATTGGAGTCTGTACTCTCTGCTTGTCGGCGGTTAAAATCGATATCTTCCGTTTCCTTGTGAGCGCTTTTAAAAACAAATAGAGGATTGTTGAGGTGATTTCTTTTAGATAAAATATCTTCCGGATCGGCAACAGTCGCATCTCGATTCATGATAGGATCACTAAATTTCTCGGATTTACGTACCATTAGATCCATATGTTGCACGATTTTTGGATTAACAACCACTTGATGCCTTTGTTTTTTATAATTTCCAGGAATTAGACCAGATCCGCTACTTTTTAATATTAGTTCATTTCGCAGTTCAAGTTTTACGTTGGCTGGTAATGAATGCAATACTTCACCCATCTTATATAAATTAGCCAGTGCTTTTTTAGCCTGTTTACCTTGCTTTCCAGTCGCTCTTGATTCTAAAAATTTTACATCTTGCTCTACAAATCCTAACAAGGCCATAATATCTTTAGTTAGTTTACGGGATCGTTTGTCATTAGTTAATTCCGATTCTTCATTCTTCATACCCTTGAATTGTTCCTCACCATGACCTTCTAAAGCTGAATTTTGGTACATTAATCTAGCACTTTGCGATGCTGTTTTATCAGAAAGCGGTCCCATTTGATCTTGTAAAGCAGTAGACATTAATTTTACCAAATTTTTCGGGGTTCGCTTCACACCTTCTACTTTTGACCAAGGAGTATCATCTTCGAGTAATCTTAATTGATTCTCATGATTTATTAATCCACGTTGTTTATATAATTTTCCATATGATGCCACTTTTACTTTATGATCGGTAGTGGATTCTGTCCTCCACATACGACTTCCTCCATGAACAATATTAGATAAATGCATAGTCAATCTTTGTCTATTTTCAGGATCTTCCCATGTCATTGCCATATTACCATCATCTATTACAGATGTATCTTCGTGGCTAGACTTGAAGACATCAGAAACATGTGGATATATACCAACACCACCAACATGCCTATTTTCGAACGAAGTATCAAAAATCTTGAGCCTAGCTTTTACCCAATTTTGAGCAGATCGTATATTTTGATACAGTGTGTTTGGATGTATACCACCGCTAGTCGTACTATAATCGCCATCGTCTTTGAAATCTATCCTACGCATATTAGCTTCTTGTAATCTTCTGTATTCGTTCCATGGTTGTTCTGTTAAGAATCCTCTAGGATCGTGATCGTGAAACTGTGTGTCGAAAGGCTCGGAAGTATCTCCTAGAGACTCTATATTGTTATACCCTCCTTTATAAGTTACCCAAGGATCAGTAGTTGCCCCGAAAAAGCCCCCGTCTTTAAGATTTAAATGCGATCTAGCAAACGTGTTACGACGTGGTTCTTCGTAAGCAAATCCTGGAGCTTCTACGTCTGTATTTTTTAAAACAGACCTCCATTCGTTATGTAATTGTTCAGGATCTTCATCTATATCCGTTTTTTCAAGCTTTTCAGGAAATAGACTCCAATCTATATCCCCGTACGCAGCTCTTCCTCTTTTAGTTCCATTGTACGTTTCTCCCAACCAGTTCCTGGAGGATCTTGATGCCATAGTGTTATTTTTCTATAGTTCCTATATTATGTTATATTTTTTAAAAAAAAGAAATGATAAATATCATTTATATATTGTCTAAATTGAAATATTAACGAAATGTCCGACGATGTAGGATGGTTTCGGCAAGACGATATTTCCTTCATAGACAAGTCTACGAAGGCAGATAAATGCGAAGTAGATTGTGTTGATTTAATGTGTAAAACTTGGCGTCCACCAGGCAGTTTTGTTTATTGTATCAATTTTAGTGAAGATTTATCAAAGTATAGAGGAGATAAGTGTAAACGCAACCGCGAATGTTATAAATTTAATGTAAGAATTTCTAAAGAAGACTGGGAGCAGATTAAAACCAACATTTTAGATAGGAAAAATAGAGAATTACGCGAATTTCATATGCGCTAGAGTGCTCACTCGATCATTACAGAGCCTTCAAAAAAAGACTGGAAAAAAGCAACTAAACGGGTTGTTTTTTTACTTATTTAAACAACCATATTATCAGCATAATACAGAAAATACCCCATACATAAGTAGAGATGTATTGTGCTACATATGTATATATAACCCACACAATAGTACCCGCTACTGTGAAAATGAATAGGTAGAAGAACCCAGTTATATCTACTATAACTATCATTTTTGACTATTTACTATGAAAAAAATCAAATTATTTGAATTTTTAAAACTAGTATACCAAATATGCAGTACATCAAAGAAAAAGTAGAGAATATTGTTGCCTACGTTAGAATTGCAGTGATATCTATAATCGCGGTCATCTGGCTCCAAGGATATCTTGCGATCTCTGTTTTCATAAGCTTCAAGACCTACGTTCTCTGGTGGATCGCTCTCCTGTCTCTTCTGTACCTAACCGCTACTTTCAAAAAAGTATACATTTCCTTCCAATATAAAGGAAAATGGGATGCTATAGTTAGAAATTGGAAAAATTTCCGGAACAGCGTGGTCGTCTCAGGAGAGAGCTTTGTTATGATCAATGAACCGGAAAAAATAACCAATAAGGAAGAGTCAGAGTGGGAAATCATCGAAACTCCAGAAGAACCTTTGATGGAGGAGTTTGAGCAAGGAATGGTGGAGAAAGGGGAGGAAAACGATAATGACTGGGTGAACTTGGGGGAAGCTTCTTGAATGTATTATTTTTTTGGGGTTCTCCATATATTTGCCAAGTAAGGTTTTGAACTTCGTATTTTCTCAATTTTATTCGAGAGTAAAAGCCTCCACGAACATTACTAATCCCATGATTATACATATATCTTCTAACTACATCATTCTCTGTAGACACGAAAGGCAAGACTTTTTCTATTACACTAAGCGGTCGGTGTATTTTTAACCAACCTAAATTTATGCGGTTGAAATATTGTAGAACTTCATAATCTGTGTTTCGTCTGACCGATCTGATAAAGAATTTCCCGCCTCTGCATAGAATAACGTAAATCATCATAGAATTCTTCACCCAAGTAGACATGTTCTTTTTGTAAATACTTTCCTTGAATACCCTCCGCAAATACTTTCCTTGAATGTATTCAAGGAGAATTTCAACTTTTGAAAAAAAAACATCAAAAGTAGATGATTGGTACGAATCTAAGAAAACCATTACCCAAACATTTTGTATTTTTTTATCTTTTACATTTTTTTAACTTTTACATTTTTTATTTTACCACATTTTCTACCACGTTTCGGCGGCTATTCATTCTTCCGGCTAGGTTAAAGATTCATATTATGATATGATATATTTTTCTAAATAGTTTTAGAAGTATAAGACTCCTCGAATGATATCATTGGTATCTACTAAGATATTCATTCTGCCGGGTCTGTAACTCACTTCTGGTTTGCTTTTTATTTTTCCGTCTTGATCCAAAAATAAAATCCGATATATATTAGGTCTGGCATATTTTGCTATTTCATACTCTCCTATAGAATTCTTTCCATATTTTGTCTCCCTAACTTGTTTCACATAAGATGAAATAGAATCGCCTGTCCAATATAGTATTTTTTTGCCAATCCAGCTATGTTCCATTGGAGTAAGTTCCGGTTGCTTACAACCATTTCCGCATTTATTGTAAATACTAGGTGAATAAGTAGCAGCGCTGGTGTAACTTCTCCATTTTCTAGGCGAAGTCTGGTGATAAAACTCAGGATGCACTAAATCATCATTACTCAAAACTTGCCGCCTAAACATTTTTTTCTTATCTTATATATAGTAAAAAATATAATAAATAACATAATATAAAATGACGTTGGCGATAATTATAGTTATATTGATAGTATTGTTATTTGTGTTTGGGTGGGTTCGTACGAAAGAACACGAACATCCTGGGCATGGAGTAGCAGGACAATTTGGATTGAGAGATTTCAAAACCACGGAAAATTTCTACAGTAGTGGAAGTAGACAAAGATACATCACAGAAGCAGATACCGCAACAGAGCTTACTATTCCCACTAATGATTTCTACAAGAGGGAGTTAAATTATTACATGAGAAGGTAAAATATATTACTGATTTTTGTTTTTTTATGATATATACCATGAAATCTAAATATATTTACGACATCAGAACTCAACCATTTATAGTGTGGTTGTCTGGCGAGAAAATTTTTGTTAAAGACGAGAGAATGTCTCGTATGGTGGGGGTTTGGGATAAAGTTGGGTATTGTCGCTACAAAAATGGAGTGTTTTTGTCAGAGATATCACCCAGTGTACCGAAAGATAGGTTTTATTTGTACATAGATAGCAAAGGTGTGTATACTTTTAAAAGTAGAGTCAAATTATACAATTTGAAATGCCCTATTTCAGATGCAATCCAGTATCCTTATGCGCATAGTCAGAAATGGATTTGTTTATTAACTTTAGGTGTTTTTTTAAAGAAGAAAGAGGTCAAAAAAGAAGATCCCTACGATTTTTATTACAATAATTGGGATGCCTTACGCCCTATAACTATATGCTCGTATGAACGAAAAACCATAGTTTTTATAGATTTGATAGATTTAGATGAAATAGATGAAATAGACGATATTCCGGTAGAAGAAAATTACGGAGAAATACCCGTTAAGCCATTTATAAAAAGAATGTACGAAAAATTTAAATAGAGAAAGTTGAAACTCTCTTTGAATATATTTGCGGGAAAAGATGGACAGTATCAAAGCGGAGATGCGTAAAATCCAAGAAGAGATCCTAGCCCTAGAGGATGATATTAAAGGTAAAAGAATGACTATGGCTAAATTAAGATTGAAGCTAATTTCCTCATGTCAACATGATTGGTATAGAGAAGTTAATGGCCCTAATAACGACGATAGATGGTGGGTATGTCGCGAATGTGGAGCGACTCGCTAGAATTCAGCTCTACACATAGGGCATTGTAATTTGTCTATTTTTTTAGCTAATTTGTCATAACAAGTAAAATGTAATCTATGTGTACAATTTGGTAGTGAAACTACTTTTGGAAAGTTATTTTTTGACTTGGGATTTTTATACGCCGGGCGTAGCCTACCTTGACATATGCAGCATATTTCTTCCTTGCCCCACTTTTTATTCCACCAAGCATATTTTTTGTTTTCCATTTATATTTGTGATATTTATGTTTTTATAATGTCATTCCAAGTGTTCCTAAAGAACTACAAATCGGATTATAAAAAGCTAAGTAAATTAGGCTCCGGATCGTATGGCACAGTTTATAGAGTACAAAATATCCAAACAGGAGAAATATATGCCGCAAAAGTTTTCTCGGATGATTTTCGGCAAAAAAATGCTATTGAAGAATTAAGCGTTCTACGCACTATAAATTCTTTCGGATATCATGAAAACATAATCTATCCTTTAGCTATATACAATAGTGCTAAAATAGCAGTTATATTGCCATTTGCAGGCAAAACTTTATCGTTTTGGAATTTTGCCAATAAATCTGTTGATCAATCAACTATAAAAATTATAATGTTTCAAATTCTGAAAGCATTGTTCTATATACATTCTTTAGGTATTATTCACAGAGACATAAAGTCTGCTAATTTACTGATAAACGATTCCTTAGAAATAGTTTTGATAGACTTTGGATTAAGTAAGTTCGTATTTGATACTAGCCTCCCACTGGAACATAATGTCCAAACTGCTCCTTACAGGTCATTAGAACTATTATTAAGCGTAGATAAATATGGACCGGAAGTAGATATATGGGCTTTAGGATGCGTGATGGCGGAAATCATGACTGGTCGATTTATTTTTGGGTCCAAAACCGAGGAGGTTATTTCTAATTTATGCACAATGGAAGGTGATGTTGGTTCACTGTCCGCTATACCAGAATATATAAAATGTAGAAGAATAATGAATAAAGTTCCCCCAATTTCCTTAGAAAATTTATTGAAAATCAAGAACAATAAAGTATACCAAGTCAAAACTGATGACTTAATAATTCTCAAACATATGCTTTGTTTAGATCCGGATAAGAGGTGGACATCTAGGCGATTGTTACAACATGAATATTTTGATACCTGCAGATCTAAAATATCTCTCAATATGTTTTCCAGTAAAATTGGATGGTTACTAAACAATCAATATCTATCGCTCCCATACAATATTTTTCCATTCCCTCCAATATTCCAAGCGTATGATTATATAATCGGTTTGTGGGTTAATATGCAGAAGAGAGATGAACCCAAAACTTGGTTAGTATTATACTCTGCTTTTGATATTTTGGGCAGAGTGTTGCTATGTAAATTTATCAGATCAAAAGAAATTTCTGGGTACGATCTAACAAAATATGCTCATGTATGTTTTGATTTATCATTACTAGTGAATTCTTCTTGGACTATACCAAAAAATAATTACAACGAACGAGAATACCATTACACTCAAACAGAAGTTTTGAATATATGTAAATTCAATATTATTGTCCCAACTATAGGGCATTTTTTGAAATATTATACAGGTAATATTTATATGTATTCAGGAGTATTGGTATATATATTCTGCGGTTCGTCAGGTATGCGTTCTAAAGAACAAATATCTAAAGATATTGATCGGTTGAAAAAATTGATGCGCAAAAAGTATAAGTATTATCACGGGTGCAGACATAAAAATATTAGAACGTTTTATAATGAAGTTCGAAAACGGGAGACTAGTGATAGCATGTAGATTTTGCAAGAAAAAACATTTGCGATGCAACGCTGGAAAACCTTGTGATCGTTGTACTAGATTAAAGAAGAAATGCGTGGAACAAAAAGCCGGAAAAAAAAGTAATAAAATATTAATCAAAAAGAAAATACAGAAACACATGGATAGAAACCCCTCGGAAAGTATTATAAGAGAAATATATTCGGATTTCTCCACATTTTGGTGATCAATTGAGACATAGAATATCTATGATTTTCTCGGCTGCTTTTTCACCTATGCGGCGGCCATTTTTCTTTTTTAATTCCGCAATGTTGTTATTTTCAACTTGTCCACTACAAATATCTCTGAGGGGATAGTTATCTATTATCAATTCTGCTGTTTGTGATGTAATACCAGGTATACATGTGAGTATTTTGATAGATGCTTGGCGATTTTTTTCTTTCCTAGCTTCGTTGTCCCCCGAATATGCTAATTCTAGTATTTTTGCCGCTTTTTTCAACCCAACTTTTATACCACTGTTATATTTTAGTTCTGATATCTCCTGTTTCAGGTCCGCAATTTCGTCAGCTTCGGCGCAGATAATTTTATGTATCGGGTATCTTGATATCAAGATTGGCGCCGTTTTGTTAGAAACTCCGGGTATTGATTCCCACATCGCTTCTACAATATCACTATTGCTTTGCTGTCTCCTCGTGCCTAATTCTGACGGCATGTTTATATCTTCGTTGCTTCCTTTGATAATCCTGATGTTTAACAAAGACTCCATATCAATATCAACGTCAACATCGCATAAATCTTGTATATCATCTATAGCGTTGTCGATCTCTTCGGTTGTGTTGGTTTCTACACTTGCCACTGGTTCTTTTTCATAAATATCTTTTATCATTTTATTGTATTCAAAAATCTTCTTCTTATCTTCTTCAGATAAATCATCCCGAAATTGTATTTCGTCGGTAGCATATAATTTCATAAAATCACGGGCAAACTTGACTATAACATTAGATGTATCTTGGGGATCTTTAGTTTGGATAAATGGATATCCTCTCAATAAATTATGCCGCAGTTTAGCATGTAGATTCTTGAATGGTATATTGCTTATTTTGTGAGTATCTACATATTTCATAGGGCCTTCAATGATGAAATATACATGACAGCATTTTTTCTCTTTTATATCATCCAAACCTTTTTGTTGATTTTTCATTCTGTCATCTTTAATACTTGCGGAAAGATCTTTCCAAGTTTTTCTTTCGAAAACAGCAGCTAAAATATTCTTAGATGGATCTTTTTTTGACTGTAATAATATACAATAATCTCCTACTGTTAATTGTTTTTCTGTATATTGAATTTCTCCACCACCACCTTTTACGGGGAGTTTTTTTGTGATTCTGTTGTTTTCGGCTACACTAGACTCCAAATATGGTATTGCTCCATTTTGTTCTCTGCTGTCTGCTATAATAAATGCCATGTTTCCACTTTATCTACTTTCCTTTAAATTAAAAAAATTGATTCTGGATATTACAATTGTACCTTTTGAAAAATGGATGATAATGAATATCTCCTAAATCTTGAAGAATTATATAATTTCTACATCACTAAGATATCCATAAGTCATAAAGAAAGAGACGAAACTACTTGGGGTCAAGGATACTCTGTAACAGAATGGCTCTTGGAAGAGGATATGGAAACGCGTCGTAATGCTATCTACATTGAACAAATTATTATGGAGAACGTGCAAGATGCCCTCAAAGAATTTTGGTTCCGAGAGGAACTGAGAAAGTCTATCGCATATTATTACGATGGAAACGCGCCATACAAGCATCGTTGTTCATACGCTAAAATAAAAATTGACTTACAAAACGAGGGGTTTGCTTTACATTCTGTAGAATTGCATATATTTCCATATATATTTCCCAAACAAGATGGAGGAGAATCTCTCTGGTATAAAGGAGGGATAACATTCAAATGGTGGGATGGAGATTTCTTGAAAAAAAGATTCCAAACCATGAAATGGACCGGAAATCTATAACCCTCGTAAAGGCAGGATATAGCAAAAAACATGGATTAATTATTTTTTACGTATTGATATCCTCATTTTCTCCGTCATAATCTATTTCATTGTACGAATATTTATCAGCTTGAGAACTCGGAACAAGACCATCGAATGATCTAGATTCGGTATGATCCTGCATGTTTAATTCGTTATTATCTACCATTTTTTGTGTAGCTTCTACTGCGGCGGCTTTTTGATCCTTGAGCTTAGAGGAAGTTTTTTCCATCCTAATAATTTTTCCGATGAAGTACAATATAAAATTATTACTGAATTTTTTACTAACGGAATACAACGCGGATTGAACGAATAAGATCTTTTGTACAAAATATTCCAAAAGAAATTCTGATATCTTATTTTCGTCTTCTACATACAGATATTTTATTTCTTTCAAAGTGCTGAAATATTCAGGCTCTAATGTTTTTGGTAATTTTCCTAATTTGTCTAATTCTGTCAAGCCGGAACTATCGACTATATTTTTAATATATATAGGAGGTGCTGACAAGTTCTTGTAATTATGCAAAGTGTAATAATCGAACATCAATTCTTTTATGTATATATCTAATCTATTGACGCGCATAAGAACTAATGCTTTAGTCTTTTTCGAAGATGGATCTTCAGTTCCATTTAGTATTTGATCATACTCGTAATCCTCGACCATGCCTATATTTTTCCATAGATTGGTGTAAAAATTTTTCTTCAATTGAGTACTAACTATATCATATGTTTTCGAAACTATTTCACTTATAACATTAGTGTTAGGTTTCCAATCTTTCGCATATTTAGAAACACTGAGTTTCATATTCAATGGTTCAAATTCTACAGAAAATTTGATCTTTTTTTCGATATGAGTACTTTGGAATACTTTAATATATTTGGAAAAATACTGCTGGTCTCGTTCTGTCAATATTTCTTTAGTTGCGCCACAATTTTCACACTTTTCGGAGGAATACACATGTGATATATCACCTTGTTTTATTTGCTTAGCAGATGGCGAAGGACATCTATATTGATAGTAATTGAAGAAACTCACGGAAAGTTGCTCTTCATTCAAGAGATCTTTAGTATCAGATGACTTATCTGCTATACTGGTGGACAAAACATCATAACATATAGAACATATATGATCTATTATCCTCGTTTTTTCAAATTCTGGGGATGCGTTAAGATCACGCAGTACACTAGAATTAGAAACATCATAGGATTTTATTTGAGTAGGTTTATATTTATTCAATCCATATCCATCGTAATCACTCAAACTGCAATAAAGACATATATTCCATTTATGTTTGTGGAATTTCTCGCGGGTTTTTTTGACTTCTGAATTAGGTAAATATTTAGGGTTTATATTTTTATTTATATATTTCCCATATATTCTGGAGAGAAGATATCCAGGAAACCCAGAAACATACTTAGTAGATGTGTAATTTCGTAATAAATTGAAAGGTAATTTTCCGATAGCGTATGCTACATTCCTCCTCTGCTGGGTCAGATATTCATCTTGTAATTTGTATATTTCGGCCATACTTTCTCGGTATTTTTTATGTTGTTCGTTAAGAGCAGTGGTTATGGTATACAACCCATTGATATCTTTTGTAATAGATACATCAAACACAGGATGATCGTATACTCTCGTAGTGAGATATCTTATAAATTCGCTATAGCATTCAGAATAATATTTGCTGAATAAACTGTTTCCAGGTTTGATGCTTTTTAATTTTGGATTTTCGTAGTTGAGATCTTTTCCCAATACTTCCTCTGGTGTTAATTTATACCAAGATTTAATATCTAGTTTTTCTGAGTTGAGGAAATAAGTCCAAGCGAAATACCAATATATAGGATCGAGTGCAAAAATCTCGCTATCATCCGATACACTTGGCGTCTCTACTTTTGATTTATTCAATATAGAATTCAAATTGGTGTAAGCGGCGTACAAGGCTTCTTTTACATGAGTTTCGTTGGTATCTTTTAATTCTCTAAGCAATATATCATGAGTTAGCAAAACTTTTTCCAATACTTTCTCAAATAAGAAACTAGATGGAACTTTTTGGAAGTCTTTTTGGAACGTAAATTTGATTTTTCCTTTATTTTCCAAAATAATCTTTATCAGCACAGCCCAAATATAAATAGATGTGTACAATTTTCTTTTTCCGTCTATTTCTTCCAAGTTATTAGTTTTCGCTTTTCGAATTTTTTTATCTATCAGCACTATCACATCATGTAAATCAGCCACTATTACAGCAATGAATTGATTTATGTATTTATTGCTCTTCAAATCGCGAAATTCTATATTACCTTTCACAATTTGAGTAGCTTGTTTCCATATGAACTCATTGATTCCATCTTCACTATTGTGGTACATCATAATAGGTTGATCGCCTTCAAACATAGATATCCCTTCCATTTGATCTGTGTAAGTCATGGGTTCTCCACATATGCGGCAATAGTACGCGTCGTTTAGTGGAACTTCGCCGGCGTATTTCAACAGAAAATCATGGATCTCTTTATCAGAATTTCCTTTCAACTCCATTTCTATTTGATCTTTAACATGTGGGCATATGATAGGAAATCCTTCTTTTGATCTTATCCAATCGTCCTTTGGTTTGCCATGTGAAGAGGGTAGATATTTTTTGAGTTCGTGGTACAATTTTCTTCTCTCTTCAACAGATTGCGAATTTTGCAATTTCCTTGCGATCTCTACCCAGGGCGATCTATTATTTTGCATTGCTTGGAAATATTTATCGCTCTTTTCTTTCTCAATTAAAACGATGCTTTTTTCACCCTTGCCTATTTCATCTAGTATTTTTTTGCTATTACGATACAGGAGATTGTCTACTGTGGATTTAGGCTCTTTGCCGATTATTTCTCGATATTTATGGTATCCGAATTTCTTAATGAAGATCCACCTATACTCTAATTCTAGGTAGGCTTCCTCGTATTTTTTGGCATAGTTGGTTTGATTTTCTAAAGCTTTTCTCAGTTTCTTTGTCATATTTTCTATTGATTCTTCGAGCCGTTTTTCATAATCATTCTTTTCATCGGAAATAGATAAATATTTTAGTAGCATCCATTCAGCCAATAGTCCTGAAGCGGACATATCGTATATCAATGGTACCTTGTCAGAAAATGTGATCGTAACGCAGGGTTGGAATTGTTCTAAATATTTTTGTAAGACTTTGTCTTCTTTTGTCGGTTTATCTGGCTTTTCTATCTCCTTAACATTTTCTTCATCTTCTTGTACATTGGATAAATATTCATACAAACTAGAAGGGTTCTGGAAACTCTTTTTGGAATTTACTAATTCTAGAAACATAGAAATATATTTCTCCATCCATCTGTTAGAAAAGTATAAAAACAATCCAAACAATAGATTAACTATAACTTTGGCATGTTCTTCATTTCGAAATAATATGTAGTATATCCCTCCATCTTTTTTGATTCCGGTTCCTTTCCCAAGCATCTTCAACAAATTACTCTCATAAAATTTATTTGCGACATAAGGAACGAATAATTTATGATGTACATATTCATAACTATAATATCCACTTTTTAACCTTCCAATGATTCCTACACTATTGGGTACATCGTCTACATAAAATTTTTTCAACGGAAAATCCGGAATTATGGCGATTCCGCAAACATCTAGTTCATCGCCGTTGGACAAAGAATAAAAATCTTTGTATTCTGAGTCAAGTATGTCGGGCAAAAACATTACTCTTTGTACATTTGTTACATTATAAGGCAATGCATATATAGTGCTCAATTCTTTCCCGAATTTGTCCATACGTTGAGTTCGTTCGGAAATCAGAGTTGTATTCATAATATCTATTATTTGTTCTTTTTCAGCATCCCTGATAATTTCCGCCGGTTCGATACTGGTAATGGCAACTGGTTTTTCTTTGGGTATTGGCTTCTTTTTTGTTTTTTTTTGCTTTTTCGGCTTTTTGGATTTTTCCGCAGAGCCTTCGCGAAGTTCGTGTTTTTTATTATAAGTTCGACCAATGGGTATTAAACATGGATATCTTAATATATTTCGCAAATTCAAGATAAATATGTCCGACTTCTTGCTTTGTAGTTCTTTGGCTAAATCTTCGTCTTCTAGTATGCCTATTTGTTCGAAATAATAATAAGGTATCTTCATTTGAGAGGATAATTCATGATATAATATTTCTCGCTCTTCTCTGGAAAGAGGAACGTCCTCTTCCTTCTTTATAACAGTAATCTCAGTCATAACGATTATACTAATACAATGGTAATTATTTCATTTAAATATATAATAGTTTTATAGAATAATAATCCCGTGTAGCAAATTACAAAGGTTAATTACTACACAATGTTTAAACCTACGTTTCGTGGTCGTGTTCAAGCTGTTAGTGGTAAACCTAAACCATCACCTAAAAAACCTAAATTCTTCACAGGGAATGCATCTACTAGTATGGATATCAAAACATTCCTAAAAGCAGTAAAGGATGTAATAAATGATGATAAATATTTACCCTTAACGCCTTTAGGAGCCAAGGAGATAATAGAAAGCATAAAAGGAATCTTACATCCTTTATATATTAAGATAACTTACGAACAGTTGACCTGTTTAGAAAAAGTTGCCAAAATTCGCAAGTTGTACGAATCCAAAGATGAAAATCCTCATATTATATTTAGTGATATTGGAAAGGTAGAGAATATCGTACCTAGATTCAGGATATTGATATCATCTATGAGACATAAAGCAAATTTTCAAGTACCTCTAGTCAAGCAAGCTAATGGCATTGTTATAGAAATTGCGGAAATTAATTCCAAATTGGAGTGTAATTTATTAGCAATGCCTCCTAATGATTTCAATCCCAATATCAACCACAAGGAAATTAAATCTTGCGTTTCTAAAGGGGAATATGATATATACGAAATAAATGACGGCACTACTTTCAACATATATTACGACCCTCACTATCTTAATTCTGAAGATGTCTTTACAAAAGAAGGCGATGAATTAGTGGCGTATAAAAAGTATAGTATCGGAAAATGGATGCGATCGACTAAGAATGCTTTCGATGTAGATGAATTAGTCTGGCGAGGATATCAATATAAGGAAATTATCGACGACGTACTATCACAATATCCTAAAATTAATGATTTAGACAGAATATTATCATATTCTGTTGGGTTCAAACATCCGGCTTATCATCCATTTGGACAACCAGATGAATGGGAAAAAACTAAGACGGAGAAATGGATAAAATACGCTTGGCTCATTCAAGTGTATAATGTACAATCACAAAAAATAGTTGATGATGTTGATTTGGACATACCTTACCAAAAGAAAGTAGATAATTCGCTCTCTTTCTCAGAAATAATAGAAAAGGCTGAACATGCTTTAGAATCTTATATCAGCGATAAGAACTCGCCTTTCCTAGGATACATATTACGTGCTAAATCTCCTGATCTGTTTGATGTTTTGGTGGAAAGTGATTTGTGGAATATTATACGTCATTCTATTTATCAAGCACCTTTTACTCCAAATAAGATTCAAAGAGAGAAACAAGAACGTAACTTCAAGAGCATGAAATTCGTTATACTTGATTCTTTCTTGGATAGGAAGAAACACCAAACATTCATACAACTATTTCCTCAATACGTTCCAAAATACAGATATTTAGAGAAAATAGTATCAGGTGTTATAGATGAAATCTACAAACAACTGAACCGCAAAGGAAAGAAAAACATACTCTGCATGGAACTTGTGGATCATGACGATACTCCGGAAGGTCAGTTAAAGAAATGTATTGATTCGTTATCTGTAAGGTTGTATTCTACAGTGTCTGACCAGTATCAACCTACGAACAATGAAAAACAAGATAAAAAAATAATAAGAATGTTGGTAGTTCATCCCAAATATTCCGAAATTTATTTATCAATAATAAATTTGTAAAAAAAATTCTCGGCCATAACATAAACATGTCTGATCCAAATTACGACTATAAGAGCGGAAAACATTTTAAAACTAGGGCGGTTGGTCAACTATATGTAGGACCTTTAGCTGCTGTAGGATATGATAATAGGGTAATGTCTTTAACTGCTACAGAAATAGAATTTAAAAATAGCGTGGCTGCAGAAAGATTTTTAGATACACAAAGGAGAAAAATAGCTGATAAGAATGGTTTAATAAAGCAGAGAAGGATGAAATTACAATCTATTTCTTCTGATTAGAATTTCTTATTCTTTCTCTATCTCTCATAAATTCTTTAAATTCATCTCCATGCTTTTCTAACAAGAACAAGATTATATCTTTGATATATTCATGTTTTTTTTCCAAAGATAATCTCAATAGATCAGACTCTGGAGAGATTTTCTTCCAAAGAGTTTTTACCTTATTCCAGTACAATATGAAATGTTTCACTCTCGATATGTCGGATGGGGCGTTTTTGGATTGTCCTATCATCCAGTAATCTAATCCTTCATCACTGGTTTTGTGGAACCAAACATATCCACCTGTTCTAAAATCTCCATCAATACCAATATATCTTATATGGTCTCCAGGAGAAATATTATCGAATTGAGTTTTGGGTATGATTGCATACCCGACGATAAATTTTTTAATATGTGCCGGGCTGTTGTTTTTTTTCGCCGAAGTGTCTGGCTTCTTTTGCTGCATCGTAAAAAAACGTAATATATTACCTATATATGAATATTTTTCATTCATATAAATGTGAATAATAGCGGCTATCACCTATATATGTTCCTCCAAAATCATCAAAATCTTGGACTATGGGATCGTCATATTTAATTTGGAAATCAGGCGGCTCTTTTGGGCAATTAAGATTGACAATTTGTACTGAGACGTATTCTTCAATATCAATAGATGGAATTAAGTCAGAAGACATTTTGACTATATTTGTTTATGATTGTAGATACTAGTAAAAAAATAATTCAATTTTATATTTATTCTATGTAAATTGTATCCACTTCATTTAAATCATCATCATCGTATTTTATTGGCTGTGCTACACAAACCACACTACTTTGCAAGCTACCTTTAAGGGAGCGTACTAATTCTAACTGTTTATGATTTAAAACCAACTCTGGAATTTCAATATCAGCTTCAACATCGTATTTTCCTTCCATTTTATTTATTATTAGAGATATATATTCAATTTTTCCATGGATAAAATACAGAAGTATTACGATTGGTATGAAGGAGAATACGCCAAAGTTATTAATTTAGATAAATTAACTAAAGAAGCAGATGCTAGACAATCTATAGATCTGAATAATTTAGTTAAAAACTTTGCATATAAATATAGTTCTATATGGAGACATGAAGTTCTGGCTACTCTAAGGTATTATGTTATACCAAAAAAAACAGATTATATATGTACTATCTTCAAAATAACTAGAAAAGGGGAGACGTCTTTCAATCCACAAAAAAATATTGATTTCCAAACCATATACGGATTTTTATATAGTTCGTACGAAGGTAATAAAATATCGCACGAATTTGTATCTATTTGTCCAACTTTTACATCCGCCGACGGTGAATACAGGCATAGATTAATCACTTTAGATCAATATTTACGCACATATAATGATAAGTTAAGTGTAATAGAAGATTACGTATCTAATCAAATAAAAAGAAAAGAAATAACATTTGTGGCCGAAGTTATAGGAGATATAGACAATGAAAAGTATGATTCTTTAGTGTCTTCTATTGAAAATTTACGTTTATCTGTACGGTTTTATGTATCCGCTTGGTTGATAGATTATGACAGATTCGCGAAAGGCGCTTTAGAAAACCACTTATCGAAAAATTATACAGTGTCTATGTTTTCGAAAAAAGATAAAGAGTTCTATAAAGAAGCAATAGAGCCGGATTTAGATAAAGAATGGACAAAATTTATGCTCAGATTACAACGATTTCAAAAAGATACTAATCAGCAATATACACCTTTGGAAATAGGGCAAAAAATAATTCCTCTAACTGTCAACCAGGTTGAAAATATAGGAAATATTCTACACTCTACTTGGGCGGAAATTCGAATATTATCATTGGTTGGCGATCTAGTTATTAACGGTATTTCGCCTACTTTTCCTATATTTGGGGACTGGTTTTTTATAAAGGGTAGTGCTCCAAATATGTATGACAATTATGTTATGCATAAAAAAGTGCATAATTCAGAATTGGCCGTCAAAGTAGTTAAAAATTTGGAAAAAACCAGATCCGATACATATATATTAGATCCGGTGTCTAATAAAGAAGTGTATGTTAGTTATAATATGGAAGGGTTATCTCGAGCAATAGAAATACCAATGGATTTTGCAGAAGAGGAAATAATATTATCAGAAAACACTCTTTGTTCATTGACTGAACACGTTGGGAGGACAATGGTAGATCAACCTAATCTAATGAAAGATAGTATGTATGCTTTTCTTACAGGGCCTGTATTTACGTCTGAAATATGGTTTTCGAAATGCATGTTCGAATTTATTTATGGCATATATTCAATGAATATTAAATTAGGCATTATACATGGGGATTTACATCCAAATAATGCTACTCTCTTCTCAAAAAGACAAGTTGTTGACAAGAAAGGGGATGCTTTAGTACCAAATCCTATTGTAATATATGATGTTCACAAGGAATTATATGTTTTTCCTACTACAGGTCGTACCTCATGTATAATAGATTTCAGTAGATCGATCATAAATGAAACCTCTATAATTTTTGATGCTTCTCATAATAAACCCATCATTATTGCGGATCAAGTGAGGAAAATATTGAGAATATACGAAAGAGAGCTGCCTGAATTTTACAATTCTTACAAATCCGAACTTAAAGAAGCTCTTAGCAACAAATACGAGTTAGTGTTCAAAATGTTTACTGCTATTGACGCAAGAAGACTCTGCATGGGAATGGCGAGCATAGTAGATAATCCTAAATTGTTAGATATTCTAAACAAGATTATTAAAATATCTACCCAATATCTTACTACGGGAATGATCTCCGTTTTCAAAAGTTCGACAGAAAAAGTAAATTGGCCTATGCTGAGTATTATACAAAATTTGTTCGGCGAATATACTATAGAAAAATACGAAAAACTAAGCGAATCAACCTTGATTGATTATTTTTCAATTGACAATGAGATGAAATACAATATACGTGAATACGACAAGTTTCCACCAAATATAAAACTAGAATATGTAGTTGAACACAAGATACCAGTTGAACAGATAGGATTGCGCAATTATCACAAGAAAATCAAAACTGAGAAAATAGAAGAAGAAAAAGTTTACGAATTGCAAGAATCTGAGAAGGCCTCCAAATCTGCTAGAAGGGGTAAACCAGAAGTTTCCGAGATGGATAAAAGCGAAAAAAATAAACTTAGTGAAGAACTTAAAGAAACTTCAGATAGTTTCTATTATGACACCTAATTATGCCAGCTATTTCCACATAAACACACGTAATACATCGTCTTCATCTCACCTAATCTTTGGTAAGAAACAACTTTTCTACCACAATTCTCGCATCCATTTTTTAGCCGCTCTCTTGGGTTAGTAGGGTCGTGAGCAGTTACTTTTAATGCATTTCTATATTTAGAGCTAGATAGATCTCTGCCAACACCACCACTTGCTAATAACGTATGTTCTGGACTTGCTTCAAAAGGCATACCAGTTTTTCTTGATACGAACTGTAGAGTAGGTCCTGAAGTAGACTCTTCTAATAAACTCAAAGTATAAGGATCGTAATCACCCATTTTATATAACGGAAGGCGAAAAATTAATATAAATATATATTATCAATTTTTTATAATAGTTCTTCGTTGTAATACAACGAAAATAGCGAGGAAAAATGCAAAAGCTGAGAGAACATATGAGCTATTATGGTGATGTGCTCGAAGATCCTTATGCTTTTCCACAACTAATGGAAGAATTTTGGGGAGAATCGGATGAAGAAATAGAGTATGTGAATATGCACGCATATTTTAAATATCCAAAAAATAATATGATATTAACTATATCTATAGGCGCTTCTATTATTCCAATGGTAGATATTGAACGAAATGGTACAAGATCAGAATATGTAATTTTCTTCCCAAAAAGCTCCCCGGAAGCAGTTAATGAAAAAATATCTAAACTAAAGAACTTTATGGAGTAATGGAAAATCCTATACTTGACATGTTGGAGGACCTAATAGGTTATCCTATAGATAAATCAGAAAATTCTTTAAATAGATATAGAGTAGATAATTTTATATACACTATTCAAATATTACCGGACCGATCTCCTGTTTTGTATGATATTGAATACATGGTCAAGAGATACAGATACAAAAAATTAAAAGCAAACTCGCAACGCTTACAAACAATATAGAGTAAACTTATGATCATCGTAAGTTTTGGTTTCCACTTGTTTCCAGTCTATAGAAATATATTTTTCCAAATGGAAGAATGTGTCAATCTCATTCTCCCTAACTTCTAAAATATCATAATTAATAGCACTGAAATACAAGTGATTTATTTTTTCAGGATGTTTATCTATAATTTCATTATACAATGTCTCGCATCCAATGATGAATATCTTTTTTTCTGGTTCGCATAAAGATATAGCTTCGTCTAAACTTCTCGCCAAAACAGCGCCGGGACATTTAAACTGTGTATTATTAGATATTACTATATTATTTCTCAACTTGAGCGGTCTAAAGCGTACCGGTAAAGATTCCCAAGTTTTTCGACCCATAATAACTGTACTATGTAAAGTAATCTGTCTAAATCTGGCCATGTCTTCTTGGGAAGTCCAAGGTATTTTACCACCGGCTCCTATCCCGACTTTGCCACTTTTAAGCAAACATCCGGCCACTATAATATTTATGTTTCTTGATGTTTCCATTTTTAAAAAAATAAAATATCAATTTTTTAGATTACTTTTTTCTTAGTAAATGCGCTACTAATTCTTTATCTAATCTTTTGGATTCACTTAATAGTATACGCCCAGGGAAGATCATTTGTCGCACTTTCCAGTGCTCTACTAATTTATATGTGTCCGTTTTTTCTAGAGGTCTTTCTAATATCAATGGATTTCTCCTATCAGCGAATTCTTTTATAGCCATAGAAATCGGGTCTGTTATTCCCGAAACATCTGTAAATACAGGGGCTCCGTTTTCTATTTGCGATGCGCGAATACCTATAGCTTCTGTTAATTCGGTATCTTGAATAATTTCGGATGTTTTTCTTTTGTCTGGATGAACCACTTTAACGATACGATGATTTTCATCCGATTTATCCATTCTAAAAACTTGATGTTGAGGAGCTTCTTCTGTTTCTTCAACGTCTTCTATTCCGGTATCTTCTTCTGCTTCTTCATCCTCCTCTAGTTCAGCGTCTAAATCTTCCTCGTAATCTTCATATTCTTCCTCCGCTACGCTTTCATCAACTGTGTCGTAGTCGTCCTCCATTTTATTCTTAATATATGTTATTATTATAAAATAAAATGTTATCAATTTTTCAACAATTAATTGTCTGGTATCTTGCGTTTAGGACTTGGAAGTTGAACCTATTAGAAAAAATATATTCCCTAATAGGAACAAACGCACCATTGGGAATACTGGAACTATTATCTTTCGGAGTTTCGGATAGAATATATTTCACCGTTGATTTAGACACAGATGATTCAGACGACGAAAATGATATCCCTATTGACGCATATTTGAAGATCGTAGGCGCTTCGGGAGAACACAGGGAAAAAATATTACGCAGTAGATGGATATACAAGTATTCTAAATTTAATTGGGAAGAGATAATTCTTGGTGAGGAGGACTCTATTACTATAGAATTTGAGGGAGATATCTCATTAGTTATAAATCCACTATCGAAAAAGTATTGCTTTGTTAACAAGAAAGGTTTATCAAAGGGGTATACTCCTATGTTGTTTGGCGATATCCAAATACCTTCTGAGGTTTTGATTGATAAATTCATTATAGAAACATATTCTCAACAAGAAAATTGAAGATAATTTCCCTTAAATATCTACACAAACATAGACAACTTTTTACAAATGGGAGATGAAATGGAATTTATTTCACAGTTTAATAGTAATCCTTTAGTAAGGAAATTAGACGCCTTCATAGATAACAAAAAGTTTAAAATGGCAAAGAAGAGTAAATATACTAATATAACCAATCAAAGAAAATCGGAGGGGTGTTACTACGTACCTTTCGGAAACGAGTTTATCTCATCTTCCAATATTATATTTGACGTTTCCGAAGAACAAGATGATAATAGCACAACTATATTAGAAAATCATATATCTGAACAATTTGACAAGCCTAGCCTTGATTTCAAATATCCGATCGAGGAATTTTTTGCTTTGTTAGAGGAATGTAGATTGAATGGAATTATTTTGGGGTTTTGCGAAAAGCAGTACTTTACCGTGCCGGTTAAAAAGAAAACTCTTGCACCAGTTCCATCGGATGTATTTTCATCCACTACTAACGAATTACCATTGGATGATGAAATTTCTCTACTGGACGACATTGATGATAATCAAACGATAAAGTCCGTAGTAGAAAAATTATCCGACGACATAGAAATAGAAGCGTCATGTATAGAATTAGACTTTGATATTTATCAAAAGACTAGTCATAGATTCATCGAAGAAACTCATTATTATACTTTGGTACATTCTATATCCTCCATACTTGCCGAACAATTAGATTTCGGCAATATGCCATATCCTAACGGAGTGGTTGAGAGGAACGGAGTTAACACATTTGTCAAATTTCACGTAGCTATTTTGAGTAAACCTAAAGTTATGGAGACAAATCACAAAAAATACGGAAAATGTTGGAAAGAAAGCTTTCATATGAGATTTTTCGTAAAAACAACTAAATCGTACAAGAGGTATTTAATTCAAACCATAAATGAGAGATCTATTCTCTCTATAGTGTTTGGATCCAACCCTATTTTGAACACACCCGCTGAGATACTAGATCCAAATTCACCTTATTTTCCTTCTATGTTGTTGGGAAGTGCTAAAAATGGAAGCAAAGTACCACAACAATTTGTAAAATTGTACTTGGTTTCGTTTGGAAATTGGCCAATAATCGCGCCGGTATTAACCAATTTGAGTGATTTTAATGCTATTCCAACAGACGAAAAACCTCGGAAAGTTAAAAATCCTATCGATAGAAGAACAAATATAGTAGTTCAACCTGTTCCAAAGCATAATTATAATTTATGTTTTGAACTAAGTCTGAATTACGAAGCTCCTGGAGGATTAATTAAGAAGAGGGAAGTTCCTCCTAGACAAGATATTATATCTATGATACAATCTCAAAATGAGAGATCTAGTTCAGGTATATTGTCGAATGGAGAAATAGAAGAGGCTAGAGAAAATGTTCATAGTTTGACAGTTCGCAATTACGAGGCTAAGTATATCCAATTAATATTGGATATTATAAGTACGGAACGAGTTTCAGAATATGAAACATGGAAAAGTATAATTGTTATGCTAGCTCGGGAAAATCCTGATTACAAACCTTTAGCTATATATTTTAGTCAAAGGTGTCCGCAATCATGGGTTAAAGGTGGAGCTGAGCAATTAGACGGTATTTGGGAATGGGCTCTGAGCCGTCCTAATAATAAAAACAACCAAGACAATACTGAACACTACAGAGACATTAAAACCTTGTATGCATGGGCGAAACAGGATAATCCTGCCAAATATCAAGAAATACAAGATTATAATGCCTTCATGAAAGCGTATAAAATGGCTTTTGAATTTTCTGGTAGATTACACGAAACTCACTTAGCGGAAATACTTCGCGTTATGTGGGGACATCTATTTATAGTAGATGAGAACGAATTCTCTACCGCTAAAGGACGAGACCGAAGATGGTACCAGTTCGTATTTCCTGAAGAACAGAAATATGATTCAGGTGCTGCCTACAAATGGAGATTAGAAAAATATCCCGATGAATTAGATAAATACATCTGTAAAAAATTACCTCAGTTTATTAAGAAAGTTAGAGCATTTATTAAACAAAAATGCGAAGACTCGGCCGCTGACGAAGCTGCGCAGAAGTATTATATAACAGTGGGTAAAAATCTAGAAGATTCCGAAGCATCTTTGGGTAAAAGTTCCATGATCAGGAACATTATATCTAGATGTGAAATAGAGTTTCGAGAAAGAGGGTTTTTAGAAAACCTAGACAAAGATCCAAATGTAATAGGGGTTGGAAACGGAGTATTGAGGTTGTATCCTACAACGGAATTAATACAAAGATTTCACGAAATTCCTATCAGTAGATCTACTAGAGTACCATATGTATATGAAAAAGTAGACCCAAATGATCCGAAATTTTCTACAAATCACAGCAATCCTTACATAAGGCATTTATTTACTGAGATACAAAGATTATTCGCTGGTCAAGACGATGCTTTCACATATACTATGTGTTATTTAGCTTCATCATTAGATGGACGCAAAAAGAAACCACTATTCTTCTTATGGTTAGGTGAAGGAAGTAATGGTAAGTCATTCTTGTTAGAATTACACATAAAAACATTACATTCCGTAGTACAAGGCGGCTATGCGGCTAAAATCAACTCATCATTCTTCACAAAAGATTCTAAGACACATGGTGGTCCTGATTCAGAAAAGATGATGTTGAAACACGCTCGTTTCGCTTATTGTTCCGAAAGTCAAGAAGGCGATGTTTTGCAAATGGCGAAAATTAAAGAATACACCAGTGAAACGTTGAGCGGTAATGAAAAACATCAAACTCAAGATATGTTTGAAGCTAACTGTTACTTCGTATTTTGCACTAACAACGATCCTCGAATTACAGGCAGAGATTATGGTACTTGGAGACGCATAATCGTCTATACTTTTAAAATAAAATTTGTAGACAATCCGGATCCAGACAACAAATACGAGTACAAATGCGATCAAAGATTAGTCAATGAAGTTCCTTTCGATATCAAATATCGTCAAGCTTATCTGACTATATTAATGTATTATTATGAATTATACCGCGATGTATACCACTGTAATTTGTCTAGAATACCTAAACAAACTATAGATGATGAAACACAAAAATACAAAGACGAACAAGATACTATTGAAAAGTATATTACTCAACAAATTGTCAAGATTGGCGAGCATTATCCCTCTGATAACAATGAACCTCCTACCAAGGTGGCAGATGTAGGATTGTCAGATCTTGCGAATAAGTATGTAGAATGGCACAAGAGAAAGATTGGTGATCTTAGCGTGCCAGTAAAAGACATTATCAAAGCGTTCCCTCAAACAAGATTGAAGAGGTTCATTGTTAAACGTTTCGAAGATGAATATCTCACACAACATCGAGTTCTCAACATTGGCGAAGAGTTTGATAGAAAGAAATATTCTGTTGAAGAGAAAAAAGAAATTCCCCAAGCTCCTATTCCTATTCCCGTTCCCATTGTTGACGATGTAGTCGGCAGCAGAGAAGATAATATTGGTGAGCTATACAACGATCTAGACGAAATCTACGATGATTTAGATTATTAACCTAGTTCTATACACAATATTTTTTTATCTTCGTTACCGCCTTTTTTGGTTTCACTAAAAACGTTGAATTCCTTAATGTGCCATAATTCTAATTCCTCCACGTTAAATACAAATCTTTTTTTGGAAGGTTTTAGATATGGTGCTATTAATTTATGATAATCGGGTTTAATATTGATCAACTTATGGTATTGCATTATGTAATTCATGTTTATATACAGAATTTTTTTATTAATTTTACAAATTACATATCAGCACCGCGAGCTCTCTTCAATAAAGGGATCTTCTCTTCTATTTCTTTTTCTATAGCTTCTCTTGCACTACAATCCTCGGAAGCAGAATCTTCTATGTAATCCATAATAGACATATGCATACGAGATTCTTGTTTAACTTCTTTACGAGGAACTACTCTTCTTTTATATACATGTTTTTCCTCTGAAGTAGTCAAAACTTCGCTTACATTTATTTGCTGGTTAGAATCACATTTATCTTTTAAGATTTTGAATGTTTTAGTATTCTGTATTTCCGAAGTGAAAATTTCCCAAAGATCTCCCGCTTCGGAATTGTCGGCATCAAGTGAATCGAATTTACTGTCCAAAATTTTCCTTTTATATACATTGAAAATATCGTTGAAAATATTAAACGGTAATTGCACTATGTCCAAATCGAATACTTTGGATATTCTAGTTTTAGTAGATTTAGTTTCGCCAAAATACCCCCTATGAGTAATTACAACATTATGAACTTTGTAAATAGTCCATTTATATACATGGTCATTATTATTGACAACAACATAATGTCCAACAGGCTTGTGTTTTAACCCAGCTTCAGTTGTGGTGCTCACATCAGTGGTAATTTTCTCAAGACCGTCATTTTTTTGTATGAAATCAGCTGCAAGGGACTGCATTTCGTTTACAGCGTTAAATTTCTCAGTATGAACACTGAGAGTTTCGCTTTTACCAGTCAGGTAATCGTATTTTGTAATCAAGTAAGTGTGTTCCATTTTCGTTTTATATTATTCTGATAAAATTCTAAATAAAAAAATATATTACGGAAACACAAATTCAGCAATCATATGAAAAATCTCGTCGGGTAAATAGTATTTCATCGCAATTATTCTTAGCAAGATAATTTCTCGGCGTTCTTTTTTCGTCATCCATCGCCAATTCTTACCATAATTCCATACCCAATATTCTTTCTCCGGGATATCTATTATAAATCCGTAATCAATTAAACCCTCTAATTTATCTCCATTTCGAATCAAATCTAGCAAAATATTGGGATTTTTTAAGACGGGGTGAAATCCCCAGTTTATTTCTGGATTGGCAAGCATTATTTCACATGTTATATGAGGATTATGTCTCATGGCTCTATAATTCCAAGGTTTGTCTGAATTTGCGCTTATGAACTCCCATGTTAATTTGGGACAATAAGATAAAAAACCATAATGCCATTTTACTTGAGGATTATTTTCTATATCGTCAGGAGTTATATCAACGCGTGTTGATAAAGACGAATATACCCACGGTAGATCTGGATTATCAAATATATCTGATATACCAATGCCGGTATTTTCAGTCAAAAAGGCCCAATTCCATAATTTATTTCGCAAACTTTTTACCAAATCTATAGAAATGTGTTTATTCATTGAGAACACATCCCAATCCCAATTACCGTCAGGATTCGCCGATATTAAAGCTATCACCATCTCATCAAAGTAAGGAGTGGATCCCTTTCCCGAGTTAAAAGTTAATCTACGTAATATTCTCTTGTTCCAAGGTAAATTTGAATACTTTTTAACTATTTCTTTTGTAACACCCGGATTAATTGAAACAAAATTCCAGTTCCATGGTAGGTGTGAATTACACAATATATATTTTATTGGTATTATTCCAGACATCCGGTCAGTGTAGAACGTAAAGAAATGGGATATAACATATTCAGGGTCTGCTTCATAGTAAGCTTCTTTCAAAGCCGTCGAAATCTCTGAGTGTTTAGCAACTATTCTTGATGTTCTCTTAGGCATAATTGGAAAAAATAACACATTCAATTTTCAGTCAAGATAATCTAATATCATTAATATCATTTCATATGGCAATCCCCTCTTCTTAAAAGCATATATAGACATTATTATAACTAATTGCTCCTCTCGTGTGTACCATATCATGTTTTTTCCATGATTCCAACGATGATATCTAGCATCATCTTGAAAAGGATTACTGGAAACTACTACCAAAAGCACGGTAAAGCAAAATCCTAATGGAGACTGGATGAAAGAATTAAGTATTATTAAAAGATTTCAATCTATGAGTAAGTTTAAAAAAATATTTCTGACGATTTATATGGCTTTAGCAACTGCATCATTTGGGGTGTTTACTTATAATGATGGAAAGTTCTCTTTGTTACAAGCTAATAAAGAGGAAGAATGGGAAATTGTTAAACAAGGTTGCGAAAGGGAAATGTGGTGTAATATGTGGAAAGCGGCCACATTCCCGACTTCATTCTTATCCGGAATACTACCGAATATAATCATTTACTTTAATAAACCGCGATAATCACGGATCGAAAAACCATATTATTTTTTATACCAATGCATCAAAATTTACATCTATAGGAATATATCCATCTAAAACAGATATAGCATCAGCCCCTATTTGATACAAACTGCTGGAAGGTTTAGGCAAACATAACAATCTATGATATACTAAATATTTTGGGTTGGTATCTCCGTATTTCGCTATATTTATTGGTGATTGCAAAGTACCTCCCGCGGCATCATTGGGTATATCTATGGGTATGTGAGTTTTGCGGGAAACATATTTTTTTTCTACGGTATTCCATATAGCTATGTTCATCTTATATCCCTCAAATATACATTGTTTAACTTGCTTGACATATGTTTCTAAATCTTCTGAATATAAGTTATTAACCAAGGAATTGTGATTATTTTCGTAAGGGTTCAATCCTATCATAGATAGTATATTTATTATATCTTCCCTCAATTCTACAACTTTATACAAACCTGATATACTCAAACCTTGTGAATCAGCCCATTCTTGTATAGATTCTGTATCAGTGAACCCTGATTCGCTTTTTAAAATGCCTAAATATTTCTGAAATTCTTTGAAGATCCGCATTGCTACTATAAAATCGTCTGCTACAATATAAGAGAATTTTTTCGATATGTTAGAGCGATACAATTCAGAAGCTGTGTATTTCGTTCTCAATTCTTCCGGAATTATTGTATCAATTCCAGTTTCTATCATCGCAATCATATCTACTAAATCTATAATCGACACACCCCATGCATATCCTGCTAACAAGGTCCTTATACTTTCAATAGAAATAAAGCGAAATTTATTCATGATGAATCCTATTTTCGTAGGTATACAATTACTATCTATAGCTCCTAATGTGAACAATTTTTCTATAGAATAATGAATACTATCTGCGGATGGTAAATCCAACAAGTCAATCTTAAACACATCTATCTTCGTTTCATTAATTTCGTTCCACGTGTTGGGAGATTTCTCGAAAAAGTCTATCAAAGATGATGCGTTGGCTAAATTATTTTTGTCAACTTCGCAAATAATCAGCGATAGTAAGTCAAGAGTTATTTCGTTCTTTATGATATCAGGATATTGATCCGTTTGCATAGCATCGAAAGTATCTTTCGTGTACATATAATAAACAGTACCAATACATTCTCTTCCAGATCTCCCTCCGCGTTGTATACTCATACTTTTAGTAACGGGTTTAGTCGCTAAAATTTCTACTGCAAAATTTGGATCAAATTCACTTGATTTGAACCATCCTGTATCAATTACATATCGTAAAGTATGTATCGTAATACCTGTTTCGGCTACATTAGTGGCTATAAAAATTCTGCGAAAAGGTTTTCTAACAGCGATGCCAGCGCTGGGTGTGTATACTTCTACATGGAGCTTTGAAATATCATCAAATAACCTTTCTGATTCTCCTTGGGATTGTTTTTTGACCACATCACCAGTCAATTCCACTGGTAGTATAGGATATTTTTGGAAAAATTTATCGCTAGAATTTAAGCCAACTAATTTCTTCTTGATTTTCCTTATATCAGAAACACCAGATACAAATATTAGAATATCTCTATATTTCTTTCCTTTGGAAGTATCTTCTGATAACATAAATTTCTTCCTACGTTTTCCACCGCCCTCCTTTACCGCGCCAAAATCTTCCGGGTTTTCTTTGTGTATTTTTGTAGCGGTGTCTATCGCTGATTGTATGTAATTAGTAGAGTCATACGATAGGTAATTATGATCTACATGATGCGTAAACCCTTTAATTATTATAATATTTTCGTATCTTTTAGACTTGGGACATTCCGATAACAGGTAATCAGCAAACTTCCAAGTATCGAAGGTAGCGCTCATTATAAATAAAAATGGACAATTCCTGTTTTTACAATTTCTATTGATGAATTTTTTTAGGGCATATAGTGCATAGTCAGTAGGTACTGAACGTTCGTGTACTTCATCAATAAATATAGCTGAATATCTTGCCATAAAGTCTTCATCAGACATAATGTTCAATTGTTGCGTTAAAACTTGTATGGTCATATATATTAATCCACGAACTGGTTTTTTCGAAACTACACCTGTTTGATATCCTATATTTTTACCCATTATAAGAGGTGTGCGAGACCCATGTCCTGATTTTTGCAAGGCTTCTTTAGTATGATATTTGAGAATAGTATTAGGAATATCTATACTAGTTAATACTCTTGGTTGAGTACAGCAAATATTCTTACCTCCCAAATCATTAAAATATCTGTGGTAAAATTCTGGAGGAAGAATAGTTGACTTACCACTCCCGGTACTAGAATTGAGCAAGAATATTCTATCCATAGGTGATTCACTCATTCCTTTCTTCGAAGAAATACGATTCATAATATAATCTACTGGAACACTTTGATCCAAAACATCTTTTGTAGGACTATATAAAATAGAAGAATCATGTGTATCACACACTTCTTCCAGGAAACCTTTCCTTAACAAAGTGGGACCCTCGTCCACACATTTATCCATTTTAATAATCTATAAATTATCTATACTTTATAAATATATTCTTCCCTTTGTAAATATATTTACAAAGAATATATTTACGAAGAAAGATGACCACCGAATCTATAAAATTGGTTAATCCATTATCTATAGTAGCTGGCTCATTAGCTTTTGTGGGAGGGTTAGCTTGGAATGATGCTATTCAGGCGTGGATAGGAGAATATTATCCTGTGAACGAAAAAAAGAACGCTCAAGCTAAATTGCTGTATGCTTTAATTGTTACTATGATCATAGTAATAGTTGTACTGTTTCTTAGGTATGTTAACGAAACCGCTGTTTCGATCGGAAGTATAGCCATAAAATATGAAAAAAATAGAGCATTATCACAACAATATTCAAAGTGAATGTCTCGCTGATCCATGTTTTCTATAAGTTTTGATTTTTTTCTCTAACTCCATTCTTTCTAGTATTACCTTGGAGTCCATTTCTATGGAAAGTCCCGCTACGAACTCCTTATATTCTTCCGTGTAATCCTCCTCCATAGGGTCAAATACACTAGAATATTTATGTAAAGGAGTGCTGCAGCAACTTTCCATTTTATAAACATATATTAATTCATTTTTTTTAAAATATTAATTTCGCCACTTATATAACAAGGAAAAATGCGCAGAGGTTCTCCCCGAGGAACTCCTAGTATATACGGTGGTCGAGTTAGGCCGAGCATATCTAAAGTTGGATTTGATGGAGGAAAATTTGGTCGAACGGCTCCTATGAATTTAGATCGCAGATTAGGACCGTGGGCATATTATTGGCCAGTATATTACAGTAATTCATATGCAGTGCCAGAAAGAACATCCGATGATGACGAACCTATTACACCGCTCCCGAAACAGTGGATCGGTAAAATATTAATCAGGAGTGGACAAAAACCAGCCGAAATAATTTCATCAGGCACCATGACCCCAACAGAAGCTAATAAATATGTATTTGAAGAAAAAATTAACAAACCTTATATTATTATTGGACCAAGTGAAACTACTAGTGATTACATCGCCAGACGATTAACTATTTATGTTACCGCAGATAATGTCATAGAAAATGTTCGCTTTGGGTAAAATCAAATAGCTTCTATTTTTATTTGCGAATCCCACTCAAATATAAGATACTTTTCAAACGCGGACTCTACAGTTCGACATTTGAGAGTGTTGTTGCTACGTTCCACTAATAATTCCGCGCCTATTTCAACAGCTTTATCGCTCATGTTATCGGTGGAAATCTTGAGTCTTCGCTTTCCTTTTTTTTCTTCATTAAGAATATGTTTTCTTACTTTTCCGAAGAACAGTCGCGAATCACAATCATCTTGCATAGATATGTACTCTGACTTAGTGCTACTTTGGCCCATTTTATGTTTGTGATTTTTTTTCACAAATAATTTGTGAAAAGCATAAAGAGAAAAAAATAATCAAATTTTAACATATGATTAAAACCCCACCTTCTGTTGTCTTTCTATTTCAGCAACTATGTCCGGCTCTTTCCATGTGTCAGGTTTGATAATTTTACCATCTTCGCGCTTATGAAACTTACCATCCGGCCCTCTCTTAGCCATATTAGCTGCATGAACTACATCAAATATATTTGATAAATTAATACCTTTCTTTGCCGCTGCATTAAGCATATAATACCACGCATCAACCATAGCATCGCCTTGCTCCGCAATAATTTCAACATCTGTATATGGCTTTTTATAGTTCAAATTGAAATCTACTCCTACACAATTGTGCGCAGTTTCTATAGTTTCTTCCGGAGTTTCGCATACAGTTTGCAGTAACTCCACCATTTCGCTAATCACCATCCCGGCTATGAATACGACTTCATTCTTTGTCATCTTCTGAGGATTGTTAGGACATTCTTTACCTAAAGATTCCTCGGTAAATTGTTTTACTTTATGAGCATTAGTAGCTTTCCATCCATTAAATACTATGCTATGAAAATCGTCTACATTTTTACTTGGGACCGCCAACCTTATATTTGCAACAGAAAGTGGGTCATCAAAGTTCAAAATATGAACAATATGATCATCCTCGTTTTTTATTTTAGAAACTACAGACTGTACGTTTTGCATTTTTTATAATTAAAAAAAGGTTTCAATTTTCTATATTATTTTTCCAAGAAGAGATTCATAATTAAATACACCTTCGTATCCACAGCCATAAGGACTGCTTGTTATCTGTTTTCCGTCGAATTCGACGGCACGTTTTGTTATAATGTTGACGTAATTTTCCTTATTATTCAAGTAGTAGTCTCTTATTTCTTCTGAGAATAATTTAACAAATTTATTCGCTGGATCATCCGTAAATGATTGTAATACAACATGTTCCAATGATTCTTTCAAACATACATATTGTATCAATTCAGTGTATTTTTTGACTCTTACATCTCTACCGCTGTTGAATCCTGGTTCGTTCCTCAAAGGCTCTGTGTCAAGTATACTCAGGATTGTTTGAGCTATAGTCAAGAAATTCATACAAGGACCCCAAGGCTCTCCCGCCCATGTTCCTAATATGCTTAAACAAACTTTACCACCGCCTGAATGAGAGGGTTGATATAAATTTGGATGACACCTTACCGAATAATATGAGTAAAACAATACTTTCGGAGGATTATAAGGATACTGAACATTAGCCTGTCCTACCTCTTTAGAGTTATATTGCATAGTCGGATCGATAGTGAAAAAGAAGAAACATCCTTCATATGGCGTGTCTTTTGGACCAATTAACATCATGTATATCATATCTACCTTTTCATCTACTGTTTTGATAAAAATCCCCTCTGTTTTTCTTTCCGGCTCCATGAGCATTTTCAAATCACGAATGATTCTGCGAACGTTGGCCATATCTCTATAATATTTATAGAAAATTTCAATTTTTAATTCTCTTTACAAATATATCGCTATTGACATGACAAGCAAGTCTGAAGAATTCGAATATTTTTTTGGCATAAATGTGTACAAAATGATTATATTCTATCAAGCAATGGAAGATTCTCAGAAAGTTATGTACTATCCGCCTTCTGAGGACGTGATGAAACTCTTGGATTTGCAAGAAGAGATAACTAACGGAAACATTGATAAACTAAGCGAAGAGGATCTTATAAAAGTTTATAAAGAGCTATGGCCTCAAAGCCTGCGATCATTTGCGTTATTTTATCGCATCAATCCAGGAAATTTTTCTAGATGGCTGCTCGGAAAAAAATCTAGCATAGCCTCTATAGAATCTGTAAAACTTTGGTTACTCAAAATAGGTCCACCGGAACAAATAGAAGAAAAAAGAGAAAGAAAAAAACTATCTATAATCAAACGATCGCATATTATTAAGAAAATTATATTTATCGACGGAGACAATAATTTTAACATTTTGAGAAAAATAGAAGAATTTGTTCCGCGAAACGAAGGTGATTGCCACATGTGTCCATATCACGTCGTTATATTCGTAACAACTCAAACCTTCAAAATTGCCGAAGAGAGAATAAAAAATAAAGGGAGAAAGTGGATTACTTTTATACATTCTAATACACGTATCAAAAACGCTACTGATTTTCAAATGACTTTGCATATATGTTCTTTAAATTTAATATTACCAAACAATATTGCTTTTGTACTTACCTCAGCAGATAGATTTATACACGAACTAATACCGGATTTGAAAAGTTATAATCCAGCCAGGGAAATTACAACTTTGTACACTGTGAATAAAAAAGAAGAAGAAATTAGAAAAGATCTTTCCAATATATTTCTTCCGTAAATTTATTTACGATTCTTCGTAAACTTGTTTACAAAGAGAATGATCACTCCAACATATTGTAAATTCCGAACTTCTGAGCGGTCCACATATTCAAGTCTTTCATGTCGCGTTTGAATTTTTTTTTAAACCGCCGCAGATCAAGAAAATTTAATGAATAAGGTGTCGATAAAGTGTACAAACATATATAATGTTCATCTTGGTAGTTTCTATAGATAACATACGCGTCGTTGCGCGTGATCCGCCCAATACGCCCATATTCATTGCCAAACAATACTACTTCATCTCTCAATTTGAATTCTTCTGACACTGTATACGCAGTGTATTCATCGTTCTTCGGATAGTATGTATAATACTTTACCTTGATGATTTGGTACAAACAACTTTTTGGTATTTCTAAACCCACTATAGTCAGCACTTTGGACATCCCTCTTCTTTAGGCACCCTTCCGTAAATACCCCTCCGCAAATATATTTAAAGAGAAATTCAACTTTCACTATTTAAAAAACTGATATCCATTCATAGATATATCTATGAATAATATTTACGAAGGATAGATACATTTATAAAGAATATTTACAAAGAATATTTACGAATAATATTTATAAAGAATGTTTAAAAAACAAGAAGCTATCAGAGATCCTATACATAAATGGATCAAAATTTCTGCTGAGGAAAAGAATCTTATAGACAGTCCTTATGTTCAGCGATTAAGGTGGGTTTCCCAGCTAACTTCTGTAGATCATGTGTTTCCAGGAGGAACTCATAACCGATTTTCTCATTCATTAGGAGTAATGTACTTGTCTGGTAAATACATGAAAAATTTGTTTCGCAATACAATTCCAAGCCCGATCGATTTTATAGAAATATGGAAAGATCAGAAAAAATATATACAAATAGCTCGAATTGCAGGTTTACTTCATGATATTGGGCATGGTCCATTTTCACATGCGTATGATCATACTATATATAAGAAAATATATGGCTTAGAAGACGGTGGTCATGATGAACACAGACATGAGATAATAGGAGAGAAATTAGAAAAATTAATAGAAGCTTGCGGAGTGTCGATTGAAGATATTCATGATGCGTGGGAAGGATGTGGAAAAAATACCATATATGGAATTATTCACAGCGTAGTACAAGGACCTTTAGGCGCTGATAGGATGGATTTTACTTTAAGAGATTCATATAATGTTGGCATGGAACATTTTGGAACTATTTCGCCACAAAGAATACTCAGTAATTGTTATATTCATACCTCTCGTTATGGCAATGAGTCTTCAATGGAATTAGTGTATAATTTTAAAGTATTAGAAGAAATGATACAGGCGCTAGACGGTAGATTTCGAATGTATGATTGTGTATACTTACATAAATCTGTATTTGCCTCTAGAGTTCTTATTGAAGCGATGATAGAATCATCATACAAGCAATTAAGATTAGTAGAGCGAACTAAGAATTTGGACGAATTCTTATATATTAACGACCATACTATTATCGGAGAAATAATGGCTTCCGATTTAGATATTGCAAAAGAATATTGCAAAAGATACTTAAGCCGAGATCTTCCTAAATTATTGTCAGAAGATATAATTCCAGATTCGAGGGATTTTGACCCAACAAAATACATGCCTACAAAACCTGGTATAATGATTACGACTAGGTCAGTGATAGGAGTGGATTATACGGTTTTCGAAAAAAATAACATCAGATTCTTATTTGACGACAATATTATATCATGTGAAGAGGTGTTAAATAATATAAATTATAAACCTCCTAGGGAACCGTTTTACTATATACGCGTGTATGAAATCTAATCAAGTACTTTTGTTTTTTAACATCTTAAGATGACCTTCTAGCCCAGACATTACATTTGCCACGAATTCTGTATCTAGAAGAAATTTCAACCATCCATCTTCGTATTGCACATTATATGGTATAGATATTTTTCCACCGGACGCGCATGGCGCTATGTTTATTTTCATGTATGTTTTTGTTTTCAAAAGTTCCAAAATAATAGAACTTGTTTTCTTTCCATCGATAATTTGCTGTATAACTGTTTTAGGTCCTACATGTACTTCTATCCAATCATCTGGACCCAGAAAAGCTTCCGAAATAGTTCTGAAAGATTCCCTTATTACTTTTTTCTTGCTGAATTGCGCCTCTGGATTCTTGTCTACGATAAGATCTACCAAATTTGATAAAGTAGTTTCGACTGGTCCAGAAGTATCGATGTTATCTGACACAGATACCTTTCCGATTATCTTCTTTATGTTTCGAATATTCTCTGACATTTTTATTTCAACCGAAAATACATGATTTTGTAATTTTTGCAAACTTTTATTCATGTTGTTTCTTATACTTTCTATCATTAACCTTGTTCTACCAATATCATTTAATAATTCGGATAGGTTCAGTATTTTTTTATAGATTTTGTCTATCTTTATTCTAGTGCGTTCATTTTCCTCCAAATCTAGAGATTGTAAGTCAATATAACACCATAATATTTCTATTCCCAGTAATATGATCTCTGGAGAAGAAGATGTTATAAATATTGTGGGTATTTTTCTACCGAGGTGTTTGAATTTCATCTCAAAATCTTTAGTGATATTCGATATCTTAGAACAAAGTGATACGAACAAACCACCCGTTATGCTTTGGTTAGAATCTAAATCATCATAGAACTTATTCACTTCCGTGTTCGGTACGGAGTATGTGTAATTTTTTACTTCTACTAAGATTTTTCCTAATTTTATTTCACTGAGGGAAGTTTCTACTATTTTATTAGGTAATCTAGACACAAGTAGATCTCCTGAATGTGCTTTCTTAGTAACATTTTCTACATCATAAGCTGGTGATAGTATATTGTAAACATAATCTTCACCTATCTCACCAATCTTACTTGATGCGGATGTTTCTATAGGTTTAGATCTACTTTCTACTACATTTAATCCAATACTTAACATCCGAGCTAAAGTGTCCGGATCTTGCGCTAACAGTTTTTTTTGCACGGCAACGCTGAAATAACCAAGAGGTATAGAAAGACTTTCTGATTCCATTGTTCCTTTAAACCTTCCGTAAATATATTTACGGAAACTTTCAACTTTCACAAAAAAGCAAATAATATCTTAACTTATTTCTCTTGTTGGATCCGCACTAAGAGCGAGAAGATGTTTCAGTAATTCGTTTTCACCTTTTATGATCGCGGCACAAACTCTTAATTCCATATACCCATCAACACCCTCTAACAGATCGATAATTTCCTTATCGTCTATAATGCTGCAAAAAGTCATCCCCATATGTTTGGGAATTGGGAGCACAGTTGCTTGAAGAGTCGCCATGCGATTAATTTCGTTTAAATCCCTTCTTTCTATCGCTATCCATAATTTTATATATGAATAGGAAGGCACTATTTCAAGCAAACTAGTCTCCAACTCCGAACCTATCTCAACCAACTCTGTGAAATACAATCCTTCTCCGTTTTTCACGAAAGGATTGAAACCTCTATCAAGAAGATCCTTGATAACTTCGGCGCGATCAACCTTGCTTTCTCCTACAATTACACAATGGAACATAGTTTTCTTGCTTATAACTGTAAAAAAATAATCATTTTTTACGAAAAATCAATAATAGCAACAAGTCAATATTTGTTTTTTTGTCGGGATCCAATCTTCCTCAGATACTCTGGGATAGAAAATTCACATGATCTTGTATATTAGAAGAGTCAATATCTCCTAATATAGTGTAGAATTGATTCCCAAAATAATCTTTAGTGATTTTGTAGCGCTCCATTTATTCTGTGAATATTTCTTTCAATTTTTACGACATGGAAATACTTTTTATATTTGCCACGATTATTGTGGTGTTATTATTGGTAATATTCGGTCTGTTTTTCTACTTGGAATGTTACGAGCCAAACATCATCATTGTAGAAGATAAACCGGAATTTGAGCCAGTGATTAGAAGTATTAACAAGCTGAATTACGAAATACCCGACAAGTTTTACACCAAAAATAAAAAAATTACAAGGTACAGTTCATTCTTGTTCGGAAACGACAGAAAAACTAAATACGCAGTTTATTGGGAGAATAATACTGTATGGGCTACTATTCGATTAGTACTTCATGAAGAAATTTGGCAAATAAGCGACCTCAAAGTACATCCAGATAAAAGAGGACAGAATATACCATATCGCATGTTTTGTAAGTTAGTGTTTCCTGCTTGTTTAGACTCATATCAAGGGTTTGCATTTGTTCCTTTTTCAAAAGAGAGGAATGCAACAGCAGAGAAGATAGGATTCGAAATAGCTGATATATATGAAATTTTTATTAAAAAAGCCAAAAAAATAAAGAAAAACCCTACACTATGTAATATGAGAGTCGAAATAGATAAATCCAAAAAGTATTATATAGATGATACCCAGACCATTTTGTATCATGAATCCCCAACCGGTGATCTGATTAAAAATATAAACGATGATGATCTGATCATGTACATGGTTCCGTCTGAAAAAGGAAGCATCGCGTTATATCAGCATAATTTACCTGGAGTGGATTGGTTATCATTAAGGAGATTATGGCAATCCGGACCATCGAATACGCAATTTATGTTATAATTGTCTGCAGGCGCAGCGATTGCGAATATATCAGTAAAATCAAAAGTCAAATGATTTCTCTAAAGGATCGAATGGAGTGTCCCTTTCTTTACCGTCTATTAAAAACAATTCATTACTAGATATATCTAAAGGTGGCCATTCTTTTTTTTCCTTCCCATCAGGATAAAATCCAAAAGGTCCTCTGAGCGAAATTCGCTGCCCTTTTAACATATATAATTTTTCTTTTACAGATACGATATAATCTGGGGACCAATTAGATTTTCCATATGTTTTATGTGAAAGAAAAAATGGCATCATAGAATATTCATGGTCCCCAATATTTTCTTCGGCGTCGTGGACCATAGAAAATACAACATTGTGCATTGCTATATAAAATTCAGATTG